GACCAAACGAGCGATGCCGGACCCATCCCTGCCGTGACATACCCAGCCTGCCTTTCCGTGCCGTGACCTGCCCAAACGTGCCCTTCCATACCTGCCGGGACAGGCCGTGAGTTGCCATGCCGGAACAAACCCGGTCCTACCTAGGCAGCATTTGGGTCGCCTTCTCCGCCAGCTTTGCGCATGATCTCGCGGTACTCCACCAAGTGGCCGTAGCGTCGTTCTAGCTCAGCTACTTGGCGCTTAAAGGCACGGAGAAGCATCTGGTAGGAAACGTCGTCCTGGACCACATTTTCGATGGGACTGTAACCACTGTTGCGCTCACCGGTTCCAGCTTGCCGATTAGAGACGAAAGCGCGCACGAAATGCGGTCCATCATTGATGGTTGGCGAACGTGTCTCGATTTTGACAGTCCTAATTAGCTTGTTGGCCTGCTGAACTCGATACTGATGACCAGCGACAGCATCATCCCACTCGAAATACGTATAGAGCGGGTGGGCCGGACCTGCCGACTGGGTAACGTGAACGACGGTCTCCCCATCGAGACGACCGCGATCCTGGTAAATGCCGGTAAGAAGTGTCTTGAGATCGCTCACTGTTTCGCTCTTTCGATAGAGGTGGAGTCAGGAGTGGAGACTGAAACTGCGATTTAGTAGTTTGGCTTACGCCGTACTTCATCTTCTTCAGCATCCTTATTGGTCTCCACTCCTGACGCTTACCAGCCGGAGGCCAGCCGCTTCCCCACGTCCGACCTCCGGTTGCCTATTCCGATCCGATAATGGACACCGGGCGTGTTTCGTCAATTTGATAGGTGCCATATTGGCCACCTCGTTGCGGACGCCACTCGCCAACTCCGACACCCAGGCCACCCGAGTCGATCAGTGACAACACGCTGTCTTGCGATAGTGCCGATTCCACATAGGTGACGATCAACTCTGCCTGCCATGGAGAGAACTCCGCACGGTAACGCAGGTCTGTCGAGCCTTGGCCAAGACGAACAACATCTTCACGCATGTGCGGATTGCGTAGTGGGTCGTCAATGGCCATCGACTCCATCGCCGGGTCGTACTCATAGTCGATTTCGACCAACTGCTGGTTGTCGAGCGGGCTCATAATGCCACGGAAGAAAAGGCACTGCTTCAGCATGGTCATCGTGACGTCCTTGCCGTAGAAGCGCGCCGCGCTGATGGTCGCCGCCTTGAATCCCAGCACCGGGAATCCATAACGAGCGCGTTCCCCAGGTCCGGTCTGTATTTTGTAGAAGCTGGCCATGTAGTCAGCCACCGGGTCGCGGACTTCTTTGACCTTACGCTTTCCCTGTTGGGCATCCAGCATCTGCTGCTTGGCCTTCTTAGACCAGTTGTGCACGATCAGTGGAGCCGTACCGACGATAGGTACCCTGATCGAGCTAGCGGCGATTCGCTGGATATTGATCTGCGCCACCGGGTTAGCCGAGACGGTCGGATTATCCGAAGGCTCAACATCACTGGGGTGGCTGGTTCCATTTCTCTCTGCAATTGCAGATTTGGCCATGACGGTCTTCCTTTCTCGTAGAGTCGACCCGCTTGCCGTCTCCTTGTCGCGCACCCTCTATGGTGGCTAACCCCATTGTACCACAGCTGGGTGTGAATAAAAGAACTTTCCTACCTTGCCTGCCCTACCACGCAAAGCCCTGACATGCCGAAACAAGACAAAGCCAGCCTGCCAAACCCGACCTAGACCTGTCGTTTACACACCCCGAGCAAACCCGCCACGCCTGCCGAGCCGAGACCCGCTTTGCCGTGCCCCACCCAGCCGTATCGAGGCCTATCCAGACGAGCCATACCTGCCCTACCAAGCCAAACCCGACCTAGACAGGCAACTCCCTGTCTCGCCACGCCTGCCACGCCAAGCCTCAGCAGGCCCCGCCGCGCCGTGCCCTAATTCGCCACGCCTGCCTCGCCGAACCTTGCCGTACCGACATCCTGTCCAGAGGCCCCAGCCGCACCAATCCCCGCCTGCCCTACGCTGCGACCTTATCGCTCAAATATCGCAGCTCACCTGTAGCGGTCATCATTGGAACCAGTTCAGGTTCCTGAGATCTCCGCAAACTTACTCCGTACTGATACGCCTCATCTGGGTGATCAGTGAACCAACCATGACAACCTCGACATATATGAATTATGTTGGCCGGACTCCACCAGCCGCCAACACCTCGCGAAATTCTGTGATGCATGTCAGTGGCCCTAGCCGATGAGCAGTACTCACATATATCGCTTGACCTGCCTTTTACTGCACGCCTAGTGGCGTACTCATCCCACACCGGCATCTCTTGTCCCGACATCGGACAGATTCTGCCGATGGAATCCATGTGCTGGTTCACTGTGGGCAGCGTATTAGCGCCTAGCTTGGTGGGTTCAATCTCAGCTAGACAGACCGGGCACAGCGTCATCTCAACCCTTAGCAAGATTTACTCCGCAATCGCGTATCAGCTTCTCAGCGCCGCGCAGCAGCTCCTCGCTGGGTTCACTTGGCCACTTGCAGTCAATGTGCTGAACACGGTGAACCGTGTCCCACACGCAGTAATCCTCGTTATCAAACGCTGCTCCGCAGTCGACGCACATGCCGTTCTGCTCGTAGAGCGCCTCTACTAACATCTCCATGGTCACGCCATTGGGTGTCACGCACTTAATGTGCGGATAGCCTCCGTCGTAGGACATGTAACTCCCTCTGGCTTGCAGTTAACTGGAATCCAGCCATAGTTCGGATGCCACCGAGCGGCGCATTCCGACCAACTCCAGCTCACGTAGTCTTCATCATCCATCAACCCCAAACCCCCGCTGGGGAACAAGTACGCAGGTGTGACTTGGACGGAGATTTATGTCCTTTGTATGGCCACCCTTTACATCCGGTCCGAGTGCTACCCCGTTTAACGGGGGCGGAGCAATGCGTGCTCAACGCGCACTCCTATCTCTGGTGTGCATTGTCCTAAATCACCAGCGGTGAGCTTGACGTACAGTCCCCAGCGGGGGCGTCTCATCCCTTGGTCTCTTTCTCCTTTTCACGCAACCAAGCGCGGCCATCTTTCTTTGCCTGCGCTGCGGTGTCGTGTAGAGATTTACCAAGGAAGTATGCGCCGCCTGGGGAGGTATAGGTCCAACGGAATTTCCCGTTAGCTTCCTCTACCTCTAGGCCGTCATCCGTCATTCGACCCCTTTCCCTTGATGTAATTCTCGATGCAACGAGCATCTTCGAGAAGCTTCTCAACTGACGAATCAACAGTAGGCAAGCTGCGGGACGCTACATCAAGGGAGATTAGCCGGATGGCTTCGTCGCGACCAAGGTTGTCGTGAATATCGCTCATAACTTCTCGCTCCAGATCAAGTCCTCAACCTTCTTCCCGGTCTTGCCACAGGACATGCATTTGTAGTGAGAATTAGCCCCCACCACTCCTGGCGGCTTGGATTTCTCCATGTAGTCCAGTAACTGGGTCCAGCATTGCGCGCATGAGACTGTGGTGAAGCAGCTGTGTGCCTTGACAACCAGGGTTGCTTCACGGTCACAGGGAGGTTTGCCGTCGATTATCTCATGTAGGGCGCAGGCCACGGAGAAATCCTCCAGGCCGAGATCTACCGGCTTGTCCAGTACTGATGTACTCATATCACCTCACCCAATGCCATCTCCAATCATTAGGGGTTTAGCCCAGCGCCAAACCCTTGCTGAGCGCCGCTGCCAGCGCTTACCCTTATTATACCCAGCGCGCTGTGACATAGCTACCCCTTGTCTAAGAGGTTTTATGGCCATTGCGACGTGATCGGTGGCGGCTAGCAAACTCCTCTGCATGTTCAGGATGGATGAGGTAGAAGCGGCCAATGCGCTCGGCTTGCAGCCGACCAGTTTGACAGGCAGTTTGAACTGTTCTGATTGGAATGTCGTGAAGAGTCGCCACCTCCGGTGGCGATAGATAATCCATCGCCATCAGAGGTGACACCTACCTTGCCTACCCTGCCTCAGCCCGCTGAGCCGTACCGCACAAATCCGCAACTTACCGAGCCATGACCCAACATGCCTGCCGCGCCACAAAAAAGCATACCCTCCGTCGCCAGCCACTACTTACCTCCAGTTACTTCAAACCCTGGACGTGAAGTTGCCTTACTAGCGCAAGATCTGACTCAGAAACTCGACCAATAAATGCCTCGGTAGTGGTTGAGCTTGCTGGACTACGGACACCGCGTAGTCGCATGCAATCGTGGCTGCATGTAAGGACAGCGATGGCGCAACGTGGATCAAGAACGCGCTGGATCGCATCGACAATCTGATACCCAATACGCTCCTGAACCTGCAAGCGCGCTGAATAGCCGTACGCGACTCTAGTCAACTTACTGAGTCCGACGATGGGTTGCGATGGCCATGGTCGATAAGCCACTGATGCCGTTCCGCCAAACGGCAGCAAATGATGAGCACAGACTGATTGGATGTCGATTCCGGTCTGGATGATCAGCCCGGCATCTTCAGGAGCAGAGAAGGTCTTATTCAAGTGCTCTGATGGGTCCTCGCGGTATCCCCATAATTGGTCCCGCCACGCTTGAGCAACCCGCCTCGGCGTATCGGCAGTGTGATCACCCTCATCAACACCAAGGGCAGCAAGTAACTTCTGAACGGCAGTTTCTACCTCATCAGGGAAGTCTTCTGACATCAGGTTCCTCTCGTATCGCCGTAAGCCAGGACGTGGAGGCGCTGAGTGACATTAACGCCGTTGGCAATAGCAGCCGTGCAGATCTCAGGCCAGCGCTTCAATAGCGTTTCTGTGTTAGTTCCCTCTGGCATCACCCAGATGTCATCACGTCGCCAGCCCATACTGTTGCCAAGTTCCACCGCAACGTCGACATCCTTGGCATCCTCACACACAAACTTGAGGCAGCTGTTCCGATACCGTATTTCGGCTGGCCATAGAGCTGGCATAGGACTTTGCCGCTTCTTATGTTCGCCAGCGTTATCCAGCTTGGGTGAGATTGAATAGTGATGAATAAACGTTCGGGAGGTTAGGTTCGGCGCAATCGTGCCATTGGTCTCCACGCAGATGAAGTGACCAGAACGATGTAGGTCACGTAGCAGCGCGGCCCAGCTTGCGCTGCGTTGGTGCATCAAAGGTTCGCCACCAGTCAGAATGACTTCTGAGAAGCCGTTGTCCTTCACCTGGCGCGCAATAGCCTCCGGCTCCGTGGGCGTTAGCTCTGCGCGCAGGTCATATCGACTTGCGTCCCAGGTGTATGGGGTATCGCACCACGTACAGGACAGGTTGCAGCCGCCAAGCCTGACAAAAGTACAGCTACGCCCAGCACGTGGACCCTCGCCTTGGAAAGACGCAAATACTTCGGATACGGGCAGCGTCACGCCGGACCTGCGCTTCCAAAACCATAGGTCGCTGAAGGCAACGTGAACGTCGTACTTCCACCACCGCCAGCGATTCCGCCGCCGACAAGCACTGTTCCAGCACGTCTGACATATTTTGGATTTTCCCAGGTGGCCATGTTTTCAGGACCTTCACCAAGCTCAACTGACAGCAGTTTCACGTTGGGGTAAAGAAGGTACTGCTTCTCATCGTCGTTCGGCTCCCCGGGCTTCTTAAGCTTGAGCGGACGGTCGTCAAGATCGTTCCAGGGAACCGTTAAGCGCTCAATGCTTAGCCTGCCAATTTCAGCAGAGATGGCTTCGGTGGTGGGTGGACCGTCAATCTCGTAGTAACGCAACCGGTTCCATTGGAGGTAGTTTTTGAAGTCGTCAGATTTATCGACAATGAAGGAGTGGTCGAAGTGTCGCTTCACCAGCGGCTTCAAAGCACCCTTGAGACTTCCGAACTCCAGCTCAGAATCTTGCTCAAAGATCCACTTCACTGTGAAGGTGTGGCCGTGAATATTCCGACACTTTTCTCCAGGACCTCGTAGATTAAGGATTCGGTGTCCAGCTGCGAAGTGCGTCTGAACGCTGATGGTGCTCATAGGATTCCTCGATTCAATTCCGCTACTGCTTCGATGTGCCTAGGGTGGCCGTCCACTAGGTGTAGGTGGGGGCCATGTAGTTCCTCCATCACCTTGATCTCCCGCAGGCCAGCGCCACAGCCACCCATAGCGAGGTGTTGATTGGGACCGTCCGGTAAGTCCCATCCACCCAAATGTCCCCATTTTGGCGGACTGATTGGATTGCGGCGATGCTGCCGTCGCCAGTGTTGCTCCTGCACAGATGCTGACAGTGCGCTGAGCTTGACCAGCAGCATCCGGTTAGCAGGGCCACTCTTAGCGATATCTGAAGGACGTACGCCATAATGCGTGTTCAGTAGCTCAGCAACTTCTGGACTGAATGTCTTTTTACTCTTTCCATCTAACTCCAGCGCATAGGACTTGCCTGGCGTGAGTGGATCACGCAGCTTGATCCGGCCATAACGATATGAACTACCCCAGCCGCTTGAGTCGCATGAGAAGAACGGTAACCGTAGCCAGTCGGATCGAGTAATCCCCCACCCATGGAATCTCATCTCTGGGTGATGATCACGGGCGTACTTAAACACCTGAGTCAACCATCTGAACTGAATGCTTGGACTAGCTACCGACCCAGCCATACCGCCCAGACCTAGAAAGTCGACGCCTTGGTCGGCGTACCAGTCCATCTCCCCAGGAGGGTCTCCCAGGTGCAGCGTGCTCACGGCTGGTAGTTGGTACTTCTGTACCAAGGTCTCCCAGTTTTTGCGGGTCTGCGGTATGTCGCCTGCCACGTCCAGCGCAGCCACCCATTGCAGTCGGTCATACCAGAGTTTGGCCCAACCGGCGAGCTGTCGGTTGGTAACTGTAATCCCTAGCTTCTTTGCCGAGTAGGCACCAGAGTCCCCAATAATCCGACAGGGAGCTAACCTATTCAGGTCCCAATTTTTGTAATAATGAAAGCTGACCAAGAGATTTTTAGGGGGCGGGATCATACGATCCCGCCTTTCCTACCTGCATATACCCTGCCAGCCTCGCCCCGCCCGGCCAAAGCTTGACCTACCGTGACTCGCCTTGCCCAGCCTAACCTAGCCTGCCAAGCAAACACCAGCTTACCGTCCTTCATTCATACCGCCAAGTTTGCTCACGACTTAAGATCGCCAGGTTTGTAGTCCAACTCTTTACCCGAACACATCAGCAACATGGACATATCCAAGGCAGTGCGTATCAACCCAATAGCCAAAGCCCTCTCCAGATCACTACTGGCGCAATCGAACGCCTTGACTCCTGCATCCGATGCACGCCGTACCGCAGCATGCGACTTATCTTGAGTTGCGACAATAATGTTTTCAGACGCCACCCGGTGCCAACGCCGGAATGGACTCAATCCATTCGACATCTCAGAACATCCACTGAACGACCGTTTTGCCATTATGGCCGTGGACAGCAGTCACCGCGTCGATGTTGTCCCAGATCACCGTTGATCGGTTATTGCCCACAATCCAGCGAAGCGCGACTTTGCCGTCAGTAAATTCAACGCCTTCGGCCACCACTCCTACGCCTGATACCCCGGTCTCATCTTCATTTCGGATTAGCGTGAATGTTCTCATGCTGGAACTTCTGCGTCCTCGTCCTCATCCTCATCAGCGCCACCAAGGTCCATACCCAGCAGATCTGCGAAAGCTGCGGTGTCATCCTCGTAACCCTTGCGGTGCTCTTCCCAGGCAGTGACAAGCTTCGGGTCGATTGTGATCGTCAGACGTCGGTAAAACTCGTGCGGCTGCGCTGGACCAGCTTCGTCCTCAAGATCCTCGATCTCAGGAGCGCCAGCGGTAGCCTCTTCGAGCATCTGAATGTACTCGTTGTCAAAACCCGTACCAATCAACTCGGTGTTGTCCAGCTTGTTCAAGTTCTCCAGCAAAAGGTCCAAATCAGGACCAAGGCCGAGGTCTGCCAGCCGGTTGTCGGCCAGCATGATTCGACGCGCTTCTTGGTCATCGGCATTAATGAAGTCAACGCGAATCTTTTCCAGTCCAGCGCGCTTAGCAGCCTCCCAGACATGGTGGCCAGCAATGATAGTGCCGTCTTCCAGCGCCACAATGCTGCGGTATTGACCAAATTGCTCCAGGCTGGTGGCGATGTCTTTGACACTGCCTCGGTTGGGGTTATCCGGGTGGGGAGACAGGGTGTCAACCGGAACCTCTGCCTGCTTGATGAACTCGGCCATATGTGCCAATTCCTCCTCATTCTTGGGTCGTCTAAACCCTACTGCTCTTGGTGTCGTTCACCTTCACGCCACGCAGTGTTCTTGCGCTTAAACGCAAGAAGTGAGGGTACACACATTGCGTTCAAGCGCAAGATGAGAGAAGATTTATATATGACCAGCAACGCATATGTGGACTACTCCGGGAACTCATCCCGGCGTTGGCCTCGCGCGTATGCCCAGGTTATCTCCAAGGCATGCCCGCGTTGTCACGCTAAGCCAATGGAAATGTGCACCAACCCAGTTACCCCGCGTCGAATGAACCAGGCCAGGGTGCCCTGTATCGACAGGATCAACCAAAGATGGCCGAGCGACGAGGACGCCGCCTAGCTAGTGGTGCCAACTTCCGTACTTCTTATGGCACTCCTCGCAACGCGGACGCCCAGCTGAGTGGCGCACCTCTTTGCATTCGACGCAGAGATGCTTTCGGTACGCCTCGTTCTCCTCTTCAGTGGCCTTCTGCCCGTACGGCATCAAGCTGCCTCGGGGATCATCTTGGCAATCTCCTCAAGGGAAACAGGGGCTAGATCCCAAGCATCAACACCCACATGAATCGACCTGCCACGCAGGCGTTCCTTGTCGTGGACATGGCCATGAAGAAGCCAGCTTCCCTGGTCAGAGAGACGCCACTGCGGGTACCTCTCATGGTCTGCGTGGTCGCCCCATTCTTCGCCTGCGTAGGGAAAATGAGACAGCAGTACATTGTGGCCATTGATTTTGCGACGCGCAGCCATCTGCACTGAGTCGAACACACCTAGGTAGGTCTGCTGCCAGCGATGACTTTCGCGATGAAGCGGATGGCAGCCGTCGTGGTTTCCGGCAATGAGATGCTTTCGGCCTGGCCGTTGAAGGAGCCATGCCAACGCTCTTCGCTGAGCACCATCTCCACCCACTGAGATATCGCCCAGAATCCAGACTTGATCTCCTCGGTCACCCTTGGGATTCACAACCTTGTCCCACTGCGCTGCCAACTCAGCGTCATGTGCTTCTACATCCTCCCCAAACCCTCGCAGGCCAGCCACAAATCTATGGCCGATATGCAGGTCAGAGGTAAAGAACACCCTGCCGCTCATGTGGTAATTATACCATAGCCAGCTGTGAATAACTAACGTCTGTGATCTTTGTAGCTCATTGGGACATTATGTTGCCAGGTATCTTGTCTCACGCCACCATTGCGACTTACCCACTGAGATCCAATACGCACCCAGTTCGGATCACTCTCAGGAGTGAAAGATTCTGGCCCATGATCACACGGTTCGCATTTGCTCCACCCGCTGTCGCCTGCGGCCCAATCACATGCCTTGTTAAGGATCATTACCTGCGCACTAAGGTCGGCATTCTCTTTCCCAAGAATTTCGACCTCTTTCTTAAGTCGGTCGATTTGTTGCTGCTGCGCATCAGCTAGGGCCATATAAGACTCAAGCTGGTTGGGAGGGTCAGGTATGAGGGTCAACTCAACACCGGGTGGCAAAATCAGAGCTTTATGAATGCATGATTGCCTACTGGGACATCCGCATTCGAGACGCTTGTTAGTAACGGACTTGTAGACCTCAGCCGTGACCGTTGCCTCATATACCGCCGTTATCGCACCGTTAAGTTCAGGGTGTGGTGGCCACTGGCCATAGAACCCTTCCTGCTTACCGGCAAGGTATAAGTCGTTCTGCTTGTCAGCACGCTCGGAAATGGCATGAGCTTCTAGCTTCGACCTATGTGAGGTGAGACTGCGAGGATAAAGAAACCCTATGATCCCCATGTACCAGATGCGGCGTCCGAGATAAACAACGGCAGGTGACGCGGCAATGCAGAGGATTAACCAAAAAAGAAACTCAACTATCTGAGACATCTGGACTCTTTCCAGATAGTAGCTCTTGTGGGTAATACCTAAGGTCTCCCCAGAAGCCCACACGGTGTGCATCAAGGTTAGGGAGGTAAAAGGTATAACCGCCGCCCACGATATGTGAGTACCAAAACCTCATCCAGAAGTACGTCTTGCTGAGAGATTCGATCAAGCTCTCATTTCCGGACCATCCCATCGTCGCGAGCTGCCATTGATAGGCCGGTGTGTCCGGATTGTGCGACCATCCGTTCACGTAGTTCAAGTTAGCGGTGTCATAGCGCCATAAGTTTCCGACGAACTCAATCAGCTCAATCGGGGTACCCTCCCAGCGCTCGATGCGTGTCAAAGCATCCTCTGTCGGGTAACCGGAATCGTCAATCCATTCACTCACTCAAAAACCTCCGGTCCATCAAAATCCCAGCGCCATAGATCCTGGTTGTCGCCGGGATGAATCCTGTTGTTCCAGAACGTAATTCGTTGCCAGTCGACTGGCTGAGGTAAAGCTGGCGGCTTGAAGCACAGTAAGTCGATATAGATAAGAAGCTCATCTTCACAGTGGACTTTCCAGTCCTCGACCATGGCCTCAACGGCGAGCTTGGTGCTGACATCCTTGAGATAGAGGCAACCCATAACCTCTTGAACTTCGATCCCCCACTGACCGGCAGTTTTATCTGGATGTCGAACACACGGGCCGCAACGCCACCAGCACACTGGCCTGCGGACTGGACGCTGATCGTCATCAATGATTTCAGCATCGACCCACTCGACACGCTCAGGAAGGTTCGATGTCATCGTCCTCCCACGGTGTTACATACCGAACCTTGCGGTTGCTGCCGATCTTCTGATCTTTAAGCTGTAGCTGCATAGCAAGTGCAAGCTGGTACTCGTCATACGACCCCAAGAGGATCGCCTTCTCGTTGCGCTCGTATTCAACACCCCACTGCTTAGCAGGGAACTTGAGCTGCCCCTTTGCGATGGCAGCAATAATCTGGTCGGCTACCTCCTCTGCTTTATCGTCTACGTGATCCTTAAGGACTTTGACTATCAACGGCCTTGCGTCCGTCATCTCCTTCCTCCTTCTGCAATGTGTACTTAGGCCCGTCAGGCGGATATATATCTACTCGCGTAGAGAGGTCTTTGAGCGTTCCAGTAATTAGCGGCTCGACGAATAGCCAGTCCAACCCACCGAGACCGCAACCCAGCGGTGGAATAGCCACTGAGGTCTTCAGGTCCTCGACCGACTTACGAAGGTCTACCAATCCCTCCACGACATAGCTCAACTTCGATGGATGTCGCCAGTCCAGTTTGGTCGGAAAGTTGATAATCCAGCGGTTATCTTCACTGGAATACCAGTTCCACATCTGGCCTATTCTGACTAAGCCACGCGAGCAGGCGTTCTGATAATCCCTGTTCATATCGGGATACCGAAGCCTGAACTGCTTGGCCAAACCGCCACCCATGACGCCTACGCAGTTGATTGTGTTAACAATCGCCTGGCAGTCAGAGTCAAAGATGTCATCCGTTGTCATTGGTCGCCTTCCAAATAATTGCTTTCCGCCCGGTTGGCAGCATTGACTTCTCTCCAGAGTCAACAACCAGACCCTTGGTCACCAATTCGCTTCTCCGAGTGCGAATTCCAGACTCGGACTGCTGAGGGATTAGCCAGCCGCAGTAGTCGATGCAGAATGCATACTTCTTAAGAAGCTCTTGGTCTGTCATGGCTCCAAACTGCTTAAAGACCCGCAAGACTGCCTCTTGGCTCAAGCGAACCTTGTCCTTTTTGATACTTGCGGCAGCCTGGTGACTAGTAATTGGGTCAGTCGTACGGGCATGCGCTACAAGGTCAGTCATCTTTTTTTCCAATCTCGTAACCCAGAACACCCAAGCCCTCCAGGACTAAGCCAGCCGCGATATCGGCGCGCAACTCCTTCAATTTGCGATTCGATTCGTCACCGATGACATTGTTGGGAAAATCTGGGTAAGCGGACATTACTGCTGTGCTGGCATACGCGAACACGTTCTCGTACTCCTGGTCACTCAACCCTAGCAAACGGGCTATGCGTACCGGACACCGTGTGTGTTGCCACATCTCGGGGTCGAACTCAGCCTGCGAGTCCTGCCAGCCAAGCGACTTACCGCACTCTATGCAGCTGATCTCTTGCAGCTCAGACACCGTTAATCTCCGTAATGTCAATGTTCTTCACCAAACTTGGATCTACCACGATCTCGTGTTCAGACCTTCCAGTGAAGTAAGCCAGTACATCGGACTTACGAACCTCGCCATGCGCCACAAATCGGCGGTCGCCGTTAATTTCAGAGAACCGGCGCGCGAAGAACTTGGCTACTACAGAGTTAGTGGTCCATGACATGCCGCTGAGTCGGTCAGGACGTGAGTAACCACGGTAGACCGGAATTACATCCTCAAAACACTCAGCTAGTTCTTCCTGCTCGTCTGCTGTCATCATGTGATGACGACCAGGGATGTCGTCAGTGAGAAGTCGACGCCATACATCTTCTTGTTGCCAAATATTTTCACTGTCAGTCCAGATGTCGCCCAGAAGTCTCCAGTAGTTATCTGGGTCATCCTTGAAGGCATTCAGGACTACTAGCTCTAAAAAGGCATCTAAGCGATGTGGGCGTTCATGGAGGTAGACATACCTGTGCCAGTTCTGTTCCTTCATCGACAAAGCGCAGGCCTCGCGCTTAGCGCGGAGACTTTCGTTAACCATGGCATTGAGCTGCGGGGAGTGTAGGACGCTGTATACCAGCGGATGACGGATAGCAGGAGAGCCCAATGGACCGTCTTCTTCCAGGAAATATTCCAGTTCTGGATCGAGGTCCTCTTGCCGCTCAATCATGGCTTGCAGGCGCTTAAGTTGTTCAACTTCAGACTCATGCGTCATCTCGATTCTCCTAAAGCCGGTACTGCTTACCGGGTTGTATTGAACTTTCGACCACAGTCGCGCCATTAATCAGCAGGTCTGCTTCTGACCATCCAACTGCACGGCAGTGCAACTTGCAGGGACATTGATCAGGATTGTCCGACAAAACTCGGGTCGTCGCAGCGATCTGCTTGACGATGAGTTGCTCGTTAGCACTCATCTCTATCCACGGCTTGGCAATTCCAACGCCGTGAACCCACTTCTCCTCAACATAGAGGCACACGGATCGCTTCATGGGCCTGGCCTCCGGGGCAGCATTACCGACCCACCTTGTCTTCATCGGGTACTGGGTCTTTCCAAAACTCCTGTGGCGGAAGGTCAATGCCTAAAATCAACATGGCCTCCCTGGCGCGGCTTTGGCAGTCCAAGTGCCAACCCGTGTCATTGACGTAGCCGACGCATACCGGTCGAACGCAAGCCAATTTCTCCATCAGGCGATACACCGCCAATGAGTCAAATGGTCTTGTCTGAGACAGCAACTCAGACAACATGTCGTCATGTTGCTTGAATAGCTGTTCAACCATGCCGTCTATATCCGGCTTCTTGTGATGCTTACCCATGTCGGTACCTCTCGATCATCCCCTCAAGCCACTCTCGACCTACCGGGTTGGCTGAGTGGACAGATATTTTTTCTGGCCACACGTTGTTCTCGCACATCCACAACACCACTGGCCGTGTCGTGTCATTGCCACCAAGGTCGTGGTCTAGGGATAGTTCTTCATAAGGGGAGAGCAGTAGGTCTGCCAACGCCAATATCGTCTTGGCCTCAACACTCGACTTGGCCCATCGCCACGTGTCGTCTGGCGGCTCACGTAGGTCATCAACCCAGAGTTTGCGCTTAAGTTCCATGAGGCCAACCTGCTGCCGCCTCTAGGCGAACTCTCATCAGGATGATCCCCAGCGCGTTCTGGCCGTCAATGCTGACGTGCTTGTCACACTGACACGAGCCCCACACCTGGTCACACCAGGTGTTCCCTTCAACAAGGAGCCGATTCCCCGTCATAGTCAGGGCCTTCGAGAGATCGGTGTTGATGAACTTGCGGCGCAGGACGTCCTCCATCACCACGTACTTGATCGACTCCCAGTCTTCACGAAGAGGAGCCTCTCGACCGAGACGCTTAGCTACAGCGGCAGACTCAGCGGTTCTAATTTTCTCCTGCCATCCCTCGTCTAAAGTTTTTCGAGCCTGGAAAAGATGTTCTGCGGTGGGCCACTGGCTGTGGCCCACCGCAATCGTCGAGGGATAGAAATTGCTGAGGAACCGATACTCGCCTCGGAAGGCTGGTATCACTTGAGCCACTGCCAGTCGGGCAGCTTCTTGTTCTCCATACGCAGATTCTTGTTGTACTCGTTGACGATCCAGCGAGCAACACCTGCGTAGTCTGTTCCTCCGACGAAATTCTTTGCCGAAATACCGTGCGAGAGAAGGGTTCTCGCTGGCACGTTTGAGATCTTCTCCACCAGGCGCTTCAGGTCGATCCCGCCGGGGACGTTCTCGTACCTGGCCAGTACAGCAGCTACGCCAAGCAGGATTTGAGCGCGAACGCCATCGTGCTCATGTCCCCACGCTGCTGTGATAACCCCAATGGTCAGGGAGACTAAATCGCCCCGCTGGCCCCTCTTGGAGCCAACCTTCCTGCCGTTGTAGATGGAGATCAGCGCCGCCGCCGCAGTGATCCGACCGTTGGCTGCGTAGGAGTCCACCATCCAGCCGTGCTTCTCCAGCTGGTTATTGATGTCGGTCATATCGGGATCTCCCGTTACAACCCCCACCTTGAACTTGGTCACCGGTGTAGGAATCTTGCTGCTATTTAGTAGCAAGAACATCTCACCTTCTTGTTCAAGGGTGAGGCCGTGGTAGATCAGCGCGGGAACCTTACCGGCGTATTTGTGGATCTTCGCCGCTTCGATCCGATGCTGGCCGTCCATGGCCACCATGGTCCCGTTCTCGCGCTGGCTGATCGTTACCGACCCCAGCGCCTCTGGCCGAAAGTTCTTGGCCATCTTCTCGGCGCGCTTAACGTCGAGAGGTTGCTGGACGCGACGGTCTACGCCTACGTCCTTGGCTGAAATCCAGCCAAATTCGGGTGCCCGGTCAGACATCACCTTTCCTTTCTTAATTAACCATTTTTATCTGCTGCTCTGGGCCAATGTGCTTATTGATTTGCTCCCGTAGGGCGCGCTTCACGTAGCCGAAGGTGGCCATTGTCTTGTCATACTGGCGCAGGCAAGCTGCTGCCTCTCCTGAGGTCATATCCAGGTCTTTAACCAGGTTGTCTAGGCCGTAGTCCTCTAGAGCGAAGGCTAGGCCAGCCATTTGGTCTAGGAATTTCTGAATTGCCTCATCAGCAGGCTTGCGGCGGTGTCGCCGCTGCTCAGGAACCCTGAATCGACGGGTTCTACTAATTCCTCCCTTCCCTACTGTTGGAATAATGTTCTCCTCTTCGAGGCCTCGCCGTACAAGACCTACGGTCTTATAGCTCACCTTCAGAATCTCTGCATGGTTAGAGTCGTTGCGGCGAGGGTTTTTAATTAAGGCTTGGACGATTCTTGCTCGCTTGAGATCTGCATACTTCAGCCCCGTCCTAAGTCGGGACGGGAGGACTTTTAGCAACTCGACTTCTGCTTCTTCGTCATCCATACACCACCACCAATCCCGGCACTTGATCTGCTACGCGGGCACATATCATTCGATGCCACCTGGCCGGAAGGCGGTCGATACCCACTCCTGGCTGGTTAGTTTCCCTCCAATACTCGTCGTCGGTCCAGTATGTCACAATTTCTACATCTTGGCCGCTGTGTTCCTGGACTATGGGACGGTACTTGGCTACCAGTTCATCAACCTTGGCATTGGCCTCGTCATATAGGTCGTCTACCTCAGCAGCAACCCCGTCTGGTATCGGCAATTCACCCATTTCCCAGCGGGTAACCTTTCGCTCGTTCACCTTCAGGTACCGAGCAAACCACAGCGATGAGAGACCTAGGTATTCACGCATGGTTCTCAGCTCGGCTCCCGTCATCGCAGCGATGATGGGATGCGCCATACAGCCTCCTATTAGGGCTAAGTTGGCCTTCTGCCATCCCCACCTCGATGTCCATGCTAATCGGCCTCTTCAGGATTTAGTTGAGCCTCGCGGTACGCCTTTGTTATATGTTTGGGCACCCAGCCTCGGGCTGGCACTTCATAGCCGTTGGCAACCGCCCACTTCCTAATCTCGGCTTGGCCGTGCTTCTTAGGAGGCGCATTCCTGCGCTTCTGCGTCACCTTGCGTCGTGCCGCATCAACGAATCGTTGTGTGGCAGAAAGGAATTCGGCGTAGTTGGCATCACCTAGCTCTATCTCGTATGCAATACCCTCGATGGTGAATTCTCGCGTTGAGACGTCAGCGCCTGGCTCCTTAGTGAGATCATCGCGGAGCTGTATGACTACCTCTTTAGTCATCAGAAGCATCCCTCTCGCCGTAGGCACGCTCAATAATTAGGACGGCAACAAACTTCTCCAGTTGCTCCTGGGTGAGATCGGCCTTCTTCATGTTCTCCACCATGAACCCGTACGCCTGCTCTCGCGTAAGACTTGCGGCCTCGCGCTTGAGCAGCTGCTGCATCATGTTCAACACGCTGTAGACCGTGTTGAGCACTTCTTCTGTGTCGTCCCTTGACGCCACTTAGTACCCCCTTCTCTTCATGCGGATCTCGCCACGATCTGCCTTGTCCAACCTGCCAGAACCCTTGGGTAGCAGATAGTCCTGGGCATAGTGGCTGATGCGGCTACTGATAATAAATCCATAGTCATGCTTGGCAAGACTAAGAAGGAGAGTTCGTTCGCTAGTGCAGATTGGACACTTCTGAATAATCCGCAGCAGCCGATTCTTCGGCTCCTCGATAACGTTGCTGTCGTCCCAACGATGGTGTTGATCGCGGCACAGCAGGTAGTTGTCCGACTTCAGGGCGAGTTCAGATCTCACCTATTGCCTTCCTTCCATTTTTTGATGGCCTCTGCGGTTTGCTTCAGCCGTTCATTGTTAGTTGCCAGCGGAGCATGCTTCATCAAACAGCCATCTTTACGGAGGCGAACCCACTTGCCGCAAGCCGAGCACTTGGCTGTCAGCACGTGGGGATGCGAAGTTACCTTTTTGCCTGAATCTGGGCAAGGTAACTGCTTCGGCATGTACTACCTCCTACGGTCGGCCTTTGCCAACCGCTTAACCCCCATTGTACCACAGCGGGGTGTGAATAAGTTAGTGAAAAAATGTGGAGCGGACTGGGTTCCCAATTCACAGTTGGGTGGGGTATAATGGGGGTATGGCTAACCGGCGTCAGGCTGACCCAGAAGTGGTTGAACACCACGTTGTAATTATCAGCGAGGCAGCTGAGTCGCGTGACACCTTAATAAAGGAAGTTGGCGAAGCCGACGAAAAGCTGCGGCTAGCCATCAAGGAAGCATTCGATGCAGGGATAACCGCTGGCCCAATTAAGAAGGCCAGCGGCCTTTCAGAGAGTCGGTTGTACCAAATCAGAGATGGTCGTCGGCATTAGGCAGGCATGGTGCGGTCGGCTAGGAACAGCGAGGTGGGGCTTGGCGATGGCAGGCGGGCTCAGGCGAGTTTCGTCATGGTGACTACGGCACGGCGGATAGAGGCGTGGTTAGGCGGGTTGGGGCAGGCCGGGTAAGGCGTGGATTGTTATGACAGGCCTGGACTGGACAAGGCAGGGCTTGGCGCGGCAGGTATGGCCAGGTTGGATCTGGCATGGCGTGACATGGTTCGGTGAGGCAGGCGAGGCAGTAAGAAGTTAATCAACGGGTTGGCGTTCGAGAGGCCAGGCCCGGGAGCGGAGACCGCTTATGTCGGAAGCGCAAGAACGCAATGCAGGTGAATGCCTTACTTGCGGTATGGAACTAACGGGACATTTGGGAGTCGGAAAAGCCGAGCGGCCTGATGAAGGGTCTATCTCCATATGCTGGAACTGCGCCAGCATAGCGATCTACACGGAGCCAGATGGACCCGATGGAATTCTCGGACTGCGAGCACCCACCGCAGAAGAATTAGAGAAGCTGCGCGCTGCGCCAGAGATAGCTAATGCCGTAAGGGCTGTGATCATAGCCAGAACCAACGGCATGGGTCGCGACAAAATGATGAGCATCTACGAAAGGCTCCAGCGCGATGCATAACCCGTTCTGGGACGAAGTTTGTAAATACGCCGAGCCTAGCCAATGGCCACCTTGGGAAGAGGGTCAGCTAGTTATTGGAGACCCTTGCCTGGGATACGTAGACGGCGAGCTTAAGATGCTTGATACCGAGACTCAGATCAGCCGTTTTCAAATGCGATGGGAAATGTCCGGCAAGTACAGTTGGACGATTCCAGATCCTGGCACGCTGGCCTTCGTGGCTGAACAATCTGACGGTCGTCTAGTTGACGTTATGGCTGGTACCGGCTACTGGACTTATCTACTCAGCCAGCTCGGTGTTGATGTTATTAGTTATGACTTGGAACCTGGACAGAGCCACTGGCATGTGGGTTACAGCTTGCACGCAGAAATCCAGCAGATGGATTGTGCCGAATCGGCTGCTAAGCATTCAGACCGCACTCTTCTATTGTCATGGCCACCGTACTCAGACCCAGCTGGCGTGAGAGCGGTGCAGGCATATACCGGCAAGCGCATCATCTATATCGGCGAATACGACGGGTGCACCGGAGATGATGCGCTACGCGAGGAACTTGAAGGCAACTGGACTGAAGTAGCAAGCCACCGTCCGGTCAGGTGGTACGGACTCTACGACAGGGTGATGGTTTATGAGCGAGTCAATAACATGTCCACGGTGCGGCATGACGTCGCACAATCCCAATGACATTAAGGAGGAATACTGCGGCAACTGCCATGAATTCCATGGCCGACTCGGACCGCGCTTTGACGCCTACTACGACAAAGTGACCGCGCCTCGGGTCTTCACAGAAGAAGATGCAAAAGCAATACGTCGTCTATTAGGAAAAGAGTAGCTATGCCACAACCAGGAGCCGATTTCTACAAAGACTCGGACGGCCAGTTTCGTTGGCGAGTGATCGCCAAGAACGGGACTGACATCCTCGGAGGATCAGGAGAGGGGTACCACAACCGAAAAGATGCCATCAAGGGTCTCCTAGCCCTAGTGGATTCAATCAATGTCGACGAAATACGGCAACTGAGCGAAGAAGGGGAGTAAATGTTTGCGTTGCTCGATGCAGGACCTATAGCTAAGTCCGGTGTCTCAAAGATCAAGGACTTTGACCCTGTTGGACTAGCCACTCAGAAAATCTCAAACTGGCTAGATGTTGAGACTGAACGGCTTACGCAAAAGCCGTGGATCAAAGAGTATCCAGCGGCATATGCACCGCCGCCTACTCGGGCTGAGTTTGTCGGCCTGATGGTTGACGCCTTACAAAAACACGGCTGGAAACAGGGCAAATTCGGAAGCAAGTCTGAGGGATTCTGCCTCTACGGGGCATTGGAGTATGTGGCCAATACTCGATGGTGTTGGGACGTGGCCAACGAGGTCCGTTCATACCTCGACCACAAGATTCCAAAGCGTTACGGACAGAGCATGATGATGTTCAACGACATGCCATGGCGCAAAAAGGATCAGGTCATCAATTTCCTACGAGACCGCCAGGTTGAGATGGCGATCATCGACGGAGGGAGGTACCTGTCACGGTAGAACGTACAAGTTGAGAAATAGCAGCGGAAGCATAGGTGGTGCGCCTGAATCAGTGCGAGCCAGGCGCACCACCGCCCCCAAGGAGGATACGTGACAAACCCAGATCTAACCCTTATCGGTCTACTCGTTGACCGCTCGGGTTCAATGCGGGCATGTTTGCAGGACATGGAGGGTGGGCTGAATTCATTCATCGAAGAACAGAAGCAGTTCCCCGGCCAGGCGTTGCTAACGCTTGCCCAGTTCGACGACGAGTATGAAATAGTCCATCCAATTATGGACATCAAAGATGTCCCGGCATACACGCTCACCCCGCGTGGGTTCACTGCCTTGCTGGATGGAATAGGCAAGTTCATTACCGAGGTAGGTGAACAATTAAGCAAGAAGCCCGAGGATGAGCGCCCGGGCAAAGTCATTATTTGCATCGTGACCGATGGTGGCGAGAATGCAAGTAAGGAATGGAAAGACCCCGAGCAGGTCAAGAAGCTCATCAAGCAACAGCAGGATGAGTACCAGTGGGAGATTATCTTCCTCGGTGCCAACATCGACGCTGTAAGAACTGCGCAAGGAATGGGAATCCACGCTCGGTCGGCTATGACATACGACGTAGGCAACGCGAGGGGTGTCTACGCCATGGCCAGCTCCAATGTCAGCGCTATGCGCGGCGGAGCGGTCAATGTTCAGTTCACCGACGATCAGCGGCAGCAAGCAATGAAGAAAGAGAAGTCGAAATCCTAGCCAGCAATAAAAGGCCCCCTGTCAGCGCAGGGGGTCTTTTATTGACCAGGGGAGTAGGCTTTGTACGTCTCGCCCAGAGATCGCAGCCCCACCCGGTTGTATCACCGGGATGGGGCTGTGCCAGACCTAGCGTAGTGCAGCACGTGCGTAGTTCAACCCGCCGTCCAGCATGAACGGACTGTAGTGCGGATTGGGGTTAGCAGCTAAAAACTTGATGCCTTGGTAGATCGAGGTGAAAATAGGCAAGATCATCGAGGCTGGCTGTTGCAGCGTGCGTGTCAGCGTAGCCAAGATCGAAACCGGTCCCTTAAAGAAGTTACCCATCACCATTTCGTAGACGGCGCTTTTTATGCGACCATCCTCGTCATCGTCATTGTCGGCAAACAGGTCCCCTCGCTTGCCAATCTCCTGCCAAAAGCTGGGTGTATTAACCATGCGGTCTGGGCTCAGGCCTTGAGTGTCCTTTCCGTACCCGCCAGGCTTAGACCATTCAGCCTGAGCATTCTTCTCACGACACGGATTGGCATAAGCCAGCACTACCTTCAAATCCGGTGTGCGCCAAGCTAATTCCTGTCCGGGTTGCAGGTACTGCTGCCAAAATTGGGTGATGATAATACCGCCCTGCGAGTAGCCGAAGAGTCCACACTTGGTGCCGCGAGGAAAGGGGCGACCGCTAGGCAGGCGCTCATGGCGGAAGTTCTCAGCCACTGCTTCGACGCCACTCTTGTTATCAAAAGGAATCTTGCCGTTGTTATAGCCAGTTGGCTGATGCCAACACACGCCCTCATTCTCCAACTGCTGGGCAGTATCGGCACACGGCCCTGCCCACATATTGGACATGTGACCCTCGACGGTGACTACTACTGGGCGCTTCACTTCCAGTGGCGGCAGGCGTTTGAAGCCCATCGCGTATTGGGTGGGTAGATCGAGAACGCCAAGCAGGAACTTGCCAGCGGTCAACTGTCCGCTCTTAACCAAGCGGTTCTGCATCTCGACCACGACATCTTGCATCTGCTGATCAAAAATGTTGGTGTCAGCTAACCCACCGGCATAGCTCCTATAGGCTCGCCGCATGTAGTCCTTGGCCCTTTGGACAGTGAAATCCTTGATGCTGTGATCACCAAGACCCCACCCGGCCCATGCGCCGTTAACAAGCATGGGCTACTTCCAGGGGTTCTTGTAATTAGCTGGCGGAGTTCCTGGTTCCTCTACCGGTGGCGCAGGAGTGACTGGTTCTTGCGTGACCTGAGCATGCGTGGCTGCCGCCACCACCTCTGGGGTTCGTGAAGCAATGATGGTATTCGCAGGCACGTATGGTGCCTTGTAAATACCCAGCGCGGTCAATACGGCTAACACGGCAGCGATGATAGCTGTCCACACAGGAGGTAGGTCGGCGGTAACGTCAAGGACCACCGGCACGATAAAGGTCAGTAGCGATCCAATCAGTCCGACTACTGGCTTCCACTTCTTAGGAACCAGATTGCTGAGGTCTACCACTTCGGGTTCAGTCATTTGGGCGTGACTCCAATCTTGGTATTCAACGCACTGATTAATGCGTTGTACGTGGTCTTCTCCGACTCGGTGAGTGAATCGGCTTCACCTAGGAGAGCATGCAGGGCATCAAAGGCTTGACCAACGATCTGCCCAGGTGTACTGGGTGTAGTTTCTACCTGAGCCTCAGGCAGGGATTCCACCCTAGCCATCCTGACCGGCTCAGGAGTCGACGTCGCGTAAGACGGCTGAGGAGGAGTGAGGTTGCTCGTGGTGCTGGTATCGGGCTTAGTCAGGCTTGCCAGGATGGCGGTGGCCAGCAAGGCGTCGTCCTGGCGGTCTGGGTACCGCGAATCACCAGCGGCAGCAGCTACTTCTTGCAGCAGAGCAAGAGTTGGAGGGTGTCCGTAGCCAGCTAGAGTTCTGATGTATTCGATATGGCTCATACCGTCGACATTCAGCGTGAACCCAGCCATGGTGTCGATAGGACCCTCACCGAGACGACGCAATGGGCTGCGGCTAGGCAGTAACTGTGTTAGTTCGCGATACACGCGATCCCACTGTTCCTGTGGAACGTTGGCCATGCTATCTCCTTGGTCTTGAGATGGGGGAGGAGTTGAGGGGTTGACACCGGCTAGCAGTAGCAGTCGGTCGCCTAGAGCCTTAGCCTGGCTGTAGCGAGCTTGGCGGTCAGCGAGGCCGTTGGTACCGCCATTGATCGCCTTGGTTACCCCGAGCATATCGCCGTTGTCGCTCATCTCATTGAGTTTGGGTCGGGCCACGGTCCAGTACCACGCCGGACCAAGGGCTGCCCATTTATCGTCGGCCAGCGATTTTGGATTCTTGATAAATGTCTCGGGATCGCTAACTAGACCTTGCTGAGCACACCACTGGCCGAAAGCACGGTAGTTGTAGTCCCAGGTGATTTGAATCCACGTCCGTCCAATAAATGGGGCGTATCGACCGTTCTTGGCGATCTCCTCGGTGTAAATGAATCCCTCAGACTCGTGGCCAATCTGGGCCAGCCACATGGCTATACGGTTGACGTTGGAGCACTGCGATAGGCGTAGGCCGTCCATGACACGACTAACCAGACGCTGGGCAGTCTCCATGTCGATGACCGGCACTGCATCGTAAAGCACAGCGGCCGGAGTGTCCGCTGGGCTTGGAGTAGACGGCGTAGGAGCCTGTGGCGTGCCGTTGGCATTGGGTGGGTCAGTGGGGCTTAACGGTCCACGGCGGAAGGTTGACTTACCATCAGAACGAATTTTGCGCGAGATAAAGTCCAGCGCAGCAGTGTTCCGGTTCCAGGTGTTGTAGCCCATCTGGCTGTGCATCTCGTCAACTGGGTCGTCCCAATACCCAGCCCAGAACATCCAGCCCTCGTAGAAGTCGGTCATCTCCTGGATGACCGAGCGCTTCGCAGCGCTGAAAGTTTTTGCGCGGAAAGGATAAGAGTTCCAGTTCAAGTCGCAGGCAGTGCCATTAAGGTGGTTCGACGTGGCCACGCTGTTAGTAGGCGTAAATGAGGCAGAGTCGGCATCGCGCAAGCCGCCGCCTTCAATGTATTCGTTCCAGTCAGCCGCCCAGGCGGGAATAAAGACCTCAGGCAGTCCGCGCATGACCTGCAAGTTGACTGTGGTGCCAGGGACGGTTTTCCAGACGAGCATGTCCTCACGGCCTGCCAGCCGTGGCGGTTCCCAGCCATTCTCGCTTGGCATTAGCTCACCACCGGAACTGGGAAGGTTGCATCACCTTGCCGCAGTAGCAGCTTGGTGAAGTTGGCAATGGTCATTCGAAACGCTTGGTCAGGGCAAATGTTAGGAATTTCAGTCCCCCAGTCTGGACCCCAAGAGTTTCTAAACCACAGCTCATCTCTCTCAATGTCAACACCCAGGCAGAGGTACTCGTGTCCACCTTCGGCCTTGCCAGTGGGCTTCACATAGTAATTCTTATCGAGGGAGTACATTCCCGCTGTCCATTCCGTGCCCACAATGCATGGAGATTTCTGCAAGCCAGTAATCAGCGCATTAATACTGAGAGCGTGGACGTAACTGCTGGCATAACCCATCTGAACAATGGCCTTGGCGGCAGCGAGGCCTGAGCTGCCGGTATCCTCTGGAGGGTAAGCACCCGGGTAGGAATCCAGCTTGGTGGCTAGAGAATAGATCCTGTTAGCCGCGTAGCTCTGGTCCAGATACTTGTACTTGCGTCGAGTCACACGCTGTCGCGCAGGCGTCCAGTAGTCGGTGTTAATGAGCTGCGCGGTGCTAGTCCCTGTGCAACTACCGATGTCACCTTGGTTAAGGCCGGGAGCCTGAGTTGACCAGAATGTCGTCTTGATCGCAGCTCGTGTTGGCTTAATAGCGAACCGCTTGGATCGAGAGTCATGCTCGACTTTTCGACCTAAGCGGTGGTCGCTCGGCGTGTAGACCTTGTGCTCTACAACAAAGGACTTAGGTGTCATACCATCAGACTAAGACTGAAGCGGCGATATGGCAGGCGGCGTGCCGTTCTGAGATGCGGCTTTTCGGAGTTCAGACATAAATTTCTGCACTCTTGGATCGTTAGCAATCTTCTGTATAGCTTCACGGCGTCGCTGCGCTTGCTCGCCATCAGACGGTTGGGCTGTGCCGAGGTGTTTTTCTAGCTTCTCAATCCGGCGTTGATTATCCCGAATCATGCCTTCAAGAAGTTCCAGATGCTCTTCAAGTTCCATGGCTACTTCTTAGCTGGACGCTTCGGGGCAGCCTTAGCAGGTGGAGCAGGTTGGTTCACCGGAGAGGATTCCAGCCAATCGGCAACCTCCTCCCACTTGGTGTATCGGCCACCAGTGCTGATTGTCATAATTCCCCAGGCCATATCTTCCCTAGGGAGGTCTGTCTTGATAGCAACTGCCGTTCCCTCGTGGTGGTAACGGCAAGTGCCGACCGGGATCTCGGCTGGATCAATGTCTGGCATTATTCACACCCCTGTGCTTTCAGCAGTTGTAGGTCTGAGTTGGTGATGGGATAGATCTCGATTTCTCCTGCCGACAGAAACAGGACCGGATGCGGTAACTGAACCTTCCCCACCATGCAAGCGCCTTCAGGACCAGAGAAGTACGCCAGGTGGGTGTAATGCCCAGCTGGGGCTTGAATTCGTGCGCGCCCCACTATCATCTCGCTATTTTCGAGCACCTCCATTCCGTATTGGATCTGACCACGTTGATAAAGCGTACTGTTCGGTTCTCCATGCGCAGTAGGGCCTGGACCAGGGTCCTCCGTGCATGCACCTACATAGGATGGCCATACATTGATAGCCAGAACTCCATCTCCTGCGCTCATGTATATACCTTAGCGCGCTGGAGGCTGATTAGCTCTGAGTGTAGGTCGGTGTCAACACAATCTGTCCGGCGGCTGACAACACTGTGGAAGTGATAGCTGCCCAGTCGATCATGTTCGCACCCGAGCCTGCTGAACACAGCGGCGTGTGCGTGTACGTGCCCGCGTTGGCATTGATTGTCACAGCTGTGCCGTTGACAACACCACCCGATCCCGATGACCAAGTGGTAGCTACACGGGCATAGGAACCACCTGACGCCTCATTGGCAGGAGTAGTGGTAGTTCCTGGGTTGCCGGTAGCAAGCCCGAAGAACGTGCCCAGAGTTGCATACCTGTCGGCAAGATTCTGCCGAGTGGTAGCGATTGCAATTGCCATACTTTCTTCCTTTCTTTATGAGATCCCAGTAAGGGACCGCATTCTGAACTTAGCATCTGACCCAGTATTGTCATTAGTTATGCCGTACGCGAATTGATTAGGAGTGATATATGCAGTCCGACTCTCGGAGTAGGCAAGAGGCCAGTCAATTCCATTGAACGAATACTCAAAGTACCTATTCGTTCCATCATCACGAATACGAATCAAGTTCGGCATTCGGCCCTCTGACAAGTGGTAAGCATTCCTAGTCCAGAGTTCACTGTTGACAGTAGTTACACTGCTCCAGCGATGGACAGCTAAGTACGCTGAGTATGTATTGTACACATAGACATTTGGTCCGAAAGTGACAAAGAAGCCAGATGAGGAATCTCTTATGCAAATCCCAGAACCCACGAACGGACTTGATCCAGCAACACTAGGACAAGACAGTTCAACATAGGCCGTAGCCGTATAGTTGCTTGTCGGTGAAAGACTGCGGGTCCGCAGTCGCCAGTTGCGAGTTCCGCTCGGCGCAGTGATACGTTCTCCACCCAGTTCAGTCGCGACAGATGCCCCGCCTTGGTTAAGCCAGGACCAGCCTGTGCTCATTGGTGGAGTCGAAGAAAGAAGTGGTCCGGTCCATATAATGACCCAACTACTGCCAGTGTCACGAAGGATCAGTCCTACATCAGTACATACATAAATTCTCCCAGGTATGCTCGCTGAGGGAATTGATGAATACGTGCCAGATAAGGATGAGGTCGCACTTACTCGTCCAAGCCAATGGGCCGATGTGCTAGGACTACTCTGAAGCGCTATAAACTTCGCGCTAACATTAGTGTCCAGAACAATAATGGTGTCGCCGTTCGACGACTTAACTGTGACGAGACCCGTAGATTTGTTGATGATGGTGTTATGCATTCCGGCCACATAACCCGAACTGGAGAACTGCATGATATGGGTTGTTGACCCGGTAACAACGTGAATCTGCGGCAGTGTTGGATCAATTGTGGTTGTGCTGGCGCTCGACGTGGTGGAGGAAAAACCTGGAATAAAAGATTCGGCGTATAGGTTTGCATCTCCATCCCACTTGACCAGAGCTTCACCAGTAGGTAACTCAGTGGCCCCATTAAGTAGGTCGTTTGCCAGATTGATTTCATCGCCATAGCTGTTGAGGTCGACAGCATAGACGGTTTCACCGTCTACCCAATCATTCTTAGCCATGTCATCCTAACTTTAGTCAGAGGTAGTGATCTTAGCCGTGGTCATGGGACTGTCCAGACTTGAAACTCCAAAGTGGCCATGTAATCAGTGGTCGGCTCGGCAAGCTGTACATACCGGCATGCAGTATTGATGCTAATCGTCACTAGACCGTTACTAGATCCGCTTGAGGCGTAGACAGGGGTTGTGTCAACTGTGGTCCAAGATGACGCATCGTTTGATGTCTGAACCAAGAGTCCTTCTGTGTACGAGACGCCCCAGCCACCGGGCATGTTGTTGAGATAGTCGTACCCAATCACGATGTGGTGAACGTACATGACGCTCCCGCAGTCGGCCCTAATATAGTTTCCTGACCCATTATTGGTTCCGGTCTGAGTAGTCAAATTGCCTGCTGCGCTCCCGTCATTCATGCCAGACCAGTTTGCGGCAGTGTTGGTCGGATAGACATTTGATTGTGTATAAACAGTGGCTCCCAGTAATGACGGTGTTGATCCATCACCCAGCAAGAAAGGCAAGGTGTACGGAAGCTGGCTTGATGCAACTTCCACAATCGCAGACAGTGTGCCGAGGCTCTGCATGTTGACAGCGTTTTGGAATTGCTGGATCACGCTAGAGTTCAACTCTCCCACGCCCGAGAAGGCTGCTGTGTGTGGAACAACTGCATATGCCGCCAAAGACAACGTGCCACTCGCATCAAGTATGGCCATGCCGTACTGAATGGCATACGAGCCAGCAGCCAGTAGGCCCACTCCTGCAAGCTCGGCGCTCCGCGTATACCTCTCTATGGAAGTAGCGGCCAAGTTTCCGAACCCCATTAAAGATGGGGTTGCGTCATATTGTTGGATTGCCGTAGCGGTTAGGATTCCCAATCCGCTAAGGATCGCACTGCTGGTAAAACTCTGCTTCGCCCCGGCGCTAAGAACTCCCAACCCTGATAGTTCAGCGCCGAGATATACCACCGCTGATACCGTAGTTGATAGAGTGCCAGTCCCTATCAATGCCGGAGAGGCTGCCAGGCGGGGATAAACTGTTGCACTAAGCTGTCCGGACCCCGTAAGAGTGACCGTGGCCGGAACCTTAGCGATAACTGCTGCGGCAAGGTCTCCAGTTCCGCCTAATTGCCCCTCTCCGTAGAGAAAGACCTGCCAACCCTGCGGCTGCCACGTGGTTCTTGGGGTTGGTGGCCAGTCGAACCAACCTCTGTCAGGAGCCCAGTACGGTGTAGACATATCAACCCTGGTATGCGTAGAAGTGAGCTATGCCAGCGCCACCCGGGAAACCCGGATTGCCTGGAAAGCCTGAGTTTCCACCCATGCCGCCGCCACCAGGCTGTCCTGCCATGCCGCCTCCAGTGTAGGTCTGTCCATTCACCGTGACATTCCCTGGCAGACCATAACCGGCGTATCCATAAACGTTGGCTGCACCTCCGTTGGCAAGCAACCCTCCAGACCATCCAGTAGCGCTAGCCGTAGTCCCCGATCCGCTGCTTCCATTCAGGCCATTACCACCCGCAGCGCCACCGCCGGGGCCACCCGGAATGCTGCCCGTAATCTGCGTCGTGGTCCACGGTATATTTACTCCCCTAACTAGGGTCACGTAGTTCCACGAGCCCGCTGCTCCACCAGCGCCGCCACCTGAGAATCCGAATCTACCGCCGCCACCGGATGCTCCTGCACCACAGAGTATTACGTCTATCTTCGTACACCACCAAGGAATGTCATAAGTGTAGGCACCCACAGCGCTCTTAGTAGTCAGTGCTGCACCTGTAGCCGGGAACGCTGGCGTGGCCGCAAGGACGCCTGTGCCCGCGAGCGCGGCAGCAACCTTATTCATTGCCGTCGAGGACAGGGTTCCACTACCAGCAAGCGCAGCGGCTCTTTGGAATTGCTGCACTGCCGCCGAGGTAAGACTGCCCGATGATTGAAGGTTTATAGACCACGGAAACTGCTGGATCGCTGCTGACGTTAATGCGCCGGAGCCAGACAGGCTTGCGCTACGCGGCACGATTGCATAGGCCGGAGCTGACAGCGATCCGTCTCCGGTCAGAAGAGCCATGCCATGCTGAATAACGAAGAGGTCAGTAGACAGAACGCCACTGCCTGTCAGCTCGGGGTTGAGCAGATACTGCTCAATCGCAGTAGCGAGGAGATTTCCAAAACCAGTCAACTGAGAGGCTCGCTCAAACTGTTGAATGGCGGCTGCCGTGAGGTTACCTGATCCGACCAGAGCTGGAGATCGAGAATACTTCTCCATGGTTGTTGCCGACAAAGACCCTGACCCAGCGAGGTTTCCTGTTGTTGACATCTTTGGATATGCGGCTGCGTTGAGCGTGCCAGACCCAGTAAGTGTCACGGTGGCAGGGACTTTAGCCGCCGCTGCTACGGAGAGAATTCCGCCCGCGAACAGGCCAGCGGAGGCGTACTGCCGTGGCGCTGCTACGACCGATAGTGTGCCCTGGCCACTTAGTCCACTTGGCTCATGGACAGCAGTGAACCAACCACGCGCCGAAGGCGGCGGCTGGTCGGGAACCTCTGCATACCAGCCGGTCTGTGGAGAGGTCACCCACCCGCTTCCTCTGATTTGGGCTTAGCAATGACGTCCGGGTTGGTCGTCGGCAGAGTGAAATTCTGGGGGTTGGCCACTTCTTCGGCCAACACTGGCGGTTCCATCGGAAAGTTGACTGTCATTGAACCCTAACTCCTGTGAATGTTGACATGATCTCCTCAAATGCAGTCTGCGTTCCATAGCCGCCAGAGATAGTGAGTGCACCGCCTGATCCACATTGGTAGACCGGTCCCACTGTAGATCCCGCTTCAAGCTGAATACCTACGAAAGAAGTATGGAGTCCTATAGCGCCAGAAGCGATGACCTGACCATAGTCGACCAGTTGTCCATCTACAGCCAGCAGGGCGGACCAAGCTGCTGAGGATGTCTGAAACAGGCCATTGCTAGCAAGGAATGGAAGGTTCAGCTTGAAGTTATATTGGCCAGCTTTTGTGCAGGTGAATAGGTTAGTGGTCCTATTCCATGACCAGTCTGCGGACATCCACTTAGGGTCAACGTCATAGAAATTCGCTGGGATTTGGAAAGCTCCTGACCCTCCAGCGAACAAAACCCCTGTCGTATCCGTACGCATTACCCTGAATCCAGACCCAATCACACCGTTGGTCAGATTGTCTTGGAGCTTCCAGTACTGAACAGAAGCAGGTTGTGCTTCAGTTGATGCCCCAGGTGCAGATCTGAAGAACATGCCACCTTCGCGGTAGCCAGATCCCTTCATACTGTCTTGTGCAGTATCGCTATAAGTTCCCAACAAGACACCGTTGACGAACAGCTCAAACTCATAGTCGCCGTCTTTAGTGCCGCAGATCAGGTTATAAGTGACGCCCCAGCTGGGCGCTACATCAAAGTTCTTCCAGAAGTACCTGGTTCCAGTCTTGCAGTAACCAAGTTCAATCTGGTTGTAGTAAAACCGCAGGTATATGTAGTTCTGTGGGTTAGACAAAGAGTCTGCACGCATAATCAGCTCATTGCCGACGTTGGCCACCGACTCCATGATGTTCTTGAACATGATTCGGCCCGACTGGTGGTCAGACAAAGTTGGGCCATCGTTATGCATAGCAATGACTAGGCGCGTGGAGTTGCCGGATGGAATTAGACGGTAGCCAACGTTGCTAGCTAGCTCGATGTTGACCCAGGTAGGCTGGTTCACGGTCCAGCTCGAACCGAATCCGGTGGTGGTGTTTTCAGTAGGAGGACCACCGAAGCTATTACCTAAGACCGTCTGTTGTAGCTGCTCGGAAATGCCAGACACTTCCTGAGAGACCTGGCCTAGCGCAGCTCCGGAGGTAGACAGCGCAGCAGCCACGGTGTCCGACGTTGCTTCCGCAGTCGCAGCTCCAGAAATGCCAGTCTGGAATGCATTTAGTAGGCCACCGAATGCACCATAGAGAGCTGCCGAAGCTTGCGCGGCAAGGGTTCCACCGACAATGGGAACGCCACTAATGATGCCGACAATGTTGGCAATAAAGGCGCTGAAGAAACCTTGGATGGCTTCCTGAAAACTGGTGATGACGCCAAACCATGACTGAACTTGGGCAACCACAGTGTTGATGGGTGTCACGACCAGATCGTCAAAAATCTCGCCGATTTGACTCACTGCGATGTTCAAGGTCGTAAGTCCATTGACCGCTGCCTGCGGAATACCTGCCACGATATTCACAATGTTGGTGAGCTGACTAGCGTCAAATAGACCATCAATAGTCAGACTGGAGATCCTCGTAAGGAAGGCGCTGACAGTTCCAGTGCCAGCTACTACTGCTCCAGTAATGTCATCCAGGAATCCCTGCCACGTCTCGATGCTGAGCAGAGACAGCAAGTCATCAATGAGCCCGCTGATAAAGTCTTTCTGGATAAGTCCAATCTTGGTAGCCGACGAGTCGTCAAACCACACGGTTCCCAGTGTTGCCTGGTCGGTAATAACTAACCGCAACCTGATTGAATCGCATCCGGCAGGAACAGTGTAACTACCGGCTAGCTGTTGCCACGTTGCTTGGTTCGTCGGCGGATCAGTGAAGGAATCAATGGTGTCATTGCCAACAAGTGAACCATTGAGATACTTAGCTACATCGAGCCGAATAGGGTTACTACCGCCGGCAGCAGTAAGTGTTGTCCATTTTGCCCAGCTGGAAAAATTGAACTGCTGTCCCGCAGTCACGTACATAACGTTGGACAGCAGCTCGCGAGTTGTGCCGTTGGCATTAGCCTTAGCAGAGCCGAGTGCTGTGCGACCTACCGCACCATCCCAGATCCAAACTGATTGTCCCGAAAGGGAATTCGATCCATCAAACCCGGGGTTGGTTAGAAGCTCAGGTGAGACGGTACCGATCTGAGACACAGGAATCAGACTCATCTGCCCAGGCAAAATCTGATTAAAAATGTTGATGGCATTAAGCGGCGAGAACTGCGTCAGGAAGTTGTTCACCGCTACCTGCACAGCAGTGATGTCACTGTTGACAATATTGGAGATGGTATCCATCAACTGGCGCAGCAACGCTGGTTCTTGGCCTGGCGTAAGAAGACCACCGGTAAGGGTGGCTAGCAATCCTGGTGCGCGGCCAACGAGGTCACCAATAAAGACAAACGCTGCGTCAACCGGATCGAAAATAGCGTTGGCTAGATCAGGTCCACCCAGGAATGACATCAGATTCTGAATGATGGTGTTGAACTGCGCTTGACCACCATCCTGGATATCAGGAAAGAAGGCCTCGACCAATGCGTTCCAGTTCATAGAGACGGCAGTTAGCGCGTCCTCCAGTCCCTCGATCATGCTGATAGCAAACTGGCCGGTGGTGATAATTGTGGCGTCCAGACCTGGGATGACCACACTGTCAAGAAGACCGTCAATCAAAACCGGGATAAGCCCTGATGGCCCAAGGACATCCATGACAAACGGTTCGATTGCTGCCACTCTGTCGAATAACTCATCCAACAGTGGAGGATTACCCAGCAACAACATCAGGTTCTGAGCCAGAAACTCGAACGTCTCAAAAGTTCCGGTAGTAACCCCCGGCAGGAACGCCTTGATCATGGTAGCCCACTTGACCACCTCGTCTTGAAGGATGATCTCAAGGCCTTCAATCAAAGCAATGGGGAACTGACCGCTTGTAATCTTTGACGCATCAAGACCGGGGATCAAACCTCCGGTAAGAAGCGCACCTACCAAGGCTGCTGGATTGAGGATCTGAAGGATGAAGGTCTTGGCGGCCTGGATGACGTCAAACGCCACATCACCAAGACCTAATGGTAGAAACCTAGCTAGGTTCGCCAAGACGTTGAGATTCTCTTCAACGAACAAGTCGATGAAGTCAGTCAGCATCTCAGGGTTCGTCAACAACGTGGTGATGATGTACAGCACCATCTTTGGGATGTTGGCGATTGCCTCAGCTAGCCCATTGATGGCACTCTGAATCAGCCGGAATGGGTCCTGCGAGATCCCGTTGAGAGGGTTGTGATCTAGCTGAAAGCCGTGAGTTAAGAGGTCAATAGCATTAGGCACATCAATCCCTTATGAGGTAAGCGGCAGACAGAAGACCAAAAGCTGTGCATTCTCTGGACTGAATACATACACACCAGCCACACCGTCGTTGTACAGGTTGATATAAACCGTTCCTTGTCCGACATTGCTGTGGTTGGCAGGAACCCTACCAAGGTTATTAGTCGGAGTAAGGGCCAGGCTCGGCAGGCTGGGAGAAGAGAAGTGCGGCAGCAGATTTACTTCACCAAAGCTGTTGCCGAATCCACGACCAACCAGAGTTCCAGATACAGGATCGCCAAGTCGAACCTCAGCGCCAATAGTGAGCGGCGTAGTCGACAATTCCAGTCCAGCAACCCCCACGATTGTGCCCCACACAATGGGAACCCAAGGGAATGGTTGCGGCGGAACTGAGAACGCGCCAACCGTGGCACGCTGCGATAGACCGGAAAACGCGGTGTACGCCGCCTCGGGAACAGAGTAAGCCGTGGGAACTGTCTGAAGAAGATCAGCTGGAACCCACTTGGTTCCGTTGAACATCAGGAACTGGCCAGATTCAGGCTCGGCAGTAATGAAATCGACGTCAGGGCTTGATGCCAAGTTGGCACTGGGTCCGACCGGACCTGGTGGCACTTTGAGCTTCATTAACCAGCTTGGCGTTAGTGTGGTGCCTGAGACCTGAACGCTCGTCTCCTCAACGCCATAGGGATCAAGCAGCTCGACCTGGGGCGAGATAATCGGCACCAGACCTGGAGGGCCAGGCGTTCCGATCATCATTCGACGCCACGACGTTCCATACCAGATATAGGCACTAGAGCCTATGATGTTGCCTTCAGAATCAACATCATCAATCATCCAATACTTGCCGATGTCAGCAGAGTTATTGAGCAACGTCTGTGGAAGATTAGCGGGGTCGTCAATATTGTCAAGCTGTAGCCGTAGGGCAAAGGCGTGTGTGCCAGCCGGTCCCTGTGGGCCAACTAGGGCGTTGGTCATCAAGGTGCCCTGATCGCCCATGATCTCGAAGGTGGCAGAGAACTGGTCTGGTGTATCTGGTGGCGTGACAACGCCATATACATGCGTGTTGACCAGGAAGGTGCCCAGGTAGACCTGCTCACCAATATTCGGCGTGGTCATCAGACTCCCTCCGGCCTTTTCTCATACGTGTGAATCACCTTGGGAGTAGTGTGCCACTCCTGCTGTGGATTAACAGCTTCTTCGCCATCACGGTCAGCAGCCAATTTACGGGTGTCAGGCGGCAAGTTAACGTCCATACTGCTGTGTTCGGGCCGTAATTCTTGAGAAGCGAAATCTGGCGCATCAACCCGAACCCAGGTGTGTGCGTCTTGGTATACACCTGGCGCTGTGAAGTACCTCTTTTTGACAATTACTGGACCTGTGCGACGGAAGCCATTGAGCGCTAGCGTCCACGCAATAGCGATGTTGGTGGCGGTCATGTGATTGAGATCGTGAACATGACCATCGGGGTCAACCGGATAGCTCAAGGTGTCCAGGATTTCCAAGAATGCCTGATTGGCATCAACAATCTTCTCGGCCTGCTCAGTCTCGGCCTTGTTTAGTCCCGCTTGCCTAACTGTCTCGGCAGTAATCTCCCCGTACTTGCCAAACTTCAGACGAGGCTTATCACCCTTGCGATATGTCACACTCTCCCCCTGGCTCGCGACTTCGAGACGTTGTTCCAACGTCGAGTACATGTGCGACATACACGTTGGTGAAATGTTCCATCCGGATAGAGCTTAATCCGGTCGTATGGATGACCATACTTGCAGAAATTTTTCTTTGAATTCTGATGGGTACCGTGGCGGATTCTGTCGTAGTTGTCCTCAGAAGGAGTCCCCCAGATAAGGTTCTCAAGGCGGTTATCAGCAGCGTTGCCGTTAAGGTGGCGACACTGCTGACCAGGTGGACAACGGCCAGTAAACGCTTCCAAGACGAGGCGATGCACGTATCGAGAAGACCGAACTCCCCCTCGTGAAAGACCAACTTGTAGATGACCCACTTTGTTCACTGGACTAGGACATAAGGTAGTACCTTTCTTTATCGAGCGAATTTTACCGAGATCACTCACTTCGTAAAGGTCCTCAAAGCCGCTCACCGGCCTCCATTCTTCTTTAATCACAGCCGCACTCTACCAGGCACAACTACCCGAACAACCATCCCTGTCCGGCCAGGTTTCCAACCCCGGCCCAAATGTTGGCCATGGTCCTGAACGCCGTAGCGAACGGATCTTCTGCGTTGCGGTCCTCTCCGATGGCCACAGTCACCTTCATCGGAGTCTCACGGTCCCACTCGTACTTGATGGAGGTGCATTGGTCTACATAGATGACTACTTCTTCTTCGAATCCAAGCCTGTCACCAAGGAAGAAGTCAACATTGGCCAGCCATGGAAATCCGTTGAGTGTGGTGGCCTTGAACGACGCGAACTCACGGGTCTTGAACTGGCCTGCGCGCAACGTAAGAACACTAGCGAGAACATAGGCTGTGCCGCTCCCTTTTTCGAAATGTTCATTCCATGCGAAGTCTCCAGTGAACAAGGCCCTGACAGGATCGGTGAACCGCTGCCAGGCAAAAAGCACGTTGTCCAGCTGTCCCTGATAGAGGTTGTCCAAACCCGGGCTGCCTGGAACCTGATACGAACCTAGGAATGATGCCTGGATAATGGCTGACAGCTGCGCCAGGCCATATCTAATAGCGAAAGTTTGAGCTTGGTTGACAATAGTGGGCGATTTTCCACCAGTCATAATCGTCTTGACCGGACCCTTGTGGTAGGTCAAGTCAGTGCTGTTAATTCCGCCATACTCGCCACTCCACCACACCACCTTGGGTGGAGCTGGCGCAACGCCGAGCAGCTTCTGAATCAAGAAGCTTTGATTGACTCCGCTGGCCAGCTCAAGGCGTTGGCCATTGAGGGTAAGTCCTGTGTCGATAACTCGGTCGATTCCAAATTCGCCCAACTGAAGAACAACCGGTGTAATAAGGTCGTCCAGCGTCACGCCTACCAGGTTGAGCAAACCGTCGATAGCAGTACCAGTAGGGCCGGTTCGCCCACTCTTGTCTTCAATAGCGAACACCACACAGTTACGCCGAGGCCGAGCGATGTCATTGATTCGCGAAACACCAAGAATGTTGAGCAGGTTGGTAATCGGCAATCCCGTAATCCCTTGAAGGAACATGCCTGCAAGAGTGATGAGCCCAGTAATTCCACTGAAGATATCGGCTAGCTCAACATGTGGTGAGTCCACATCGGTAGTCAGCCAAGTGTATGCCCGTAGTTGGCAACCTGCGTCTGCAAGAACATCCTTGAACGCTTCGTGCCACGAGGTCCACGTTGCGCCAACACTAGTCCAGCGGCTCTGATCCAGAACTGGATTAACAAAAGCAACCTGTAGGGGCCAGCTCAAAGGATCAAAGTTCAGCACCGCGTCTGGACTAATAGGATTGATCCACGCTGCTGGGTTGAAGATGTTAGTAGGAATCGACAACGCCGGGAAGAATGTGCGCGCGAGGTTGATCCACATGGTCAGCGAGACGATAGAGCGGCAAGGTCCAGCCAAAATCCACATCTTTGGCAGCTGTACTTCAGGCGGGAAGATTGGGTTGGCTGCGACCAGAAGACGCTTGGCATGCTCTCTGAAATGCAGCGCATGAAGCTCTATGGTGTGCACACCATCCTCGTCATGCTTGACGTGGATTTCGTCAATCTTGCCACCCCACCTGGTCCGCCAGTCCTGCTGGTAAGGGTTGGGGTCGATGAGAATATGAAGGTCTTCGACGTTGCGCGTCTGGTGGACCATCCAATCGGCCAGCCAGTTGTCGTAGAGAATTTTGATCATGACCTGGCCAGTGTCAGAAGCCAGGTCCTCATAACTTGCTGAGATCTCGCCGTGTAGCTCGCACATCACCCGCATGTTCTTATCCGCAATACGGATAAGGGGGCGCAGCTTCCTAGCCTCTAGAATTGTTTCACGTCGGCCATTGAGGTACTTGTACAAGGTGCAGGGTGTACTCCCGATATCTGGGACACCAGCTACGCCAGCTTGCGGAATAACCGTCTTAGGTAGCCACTGGTGAAGGTGTAGTGGCGCAGTGAGGATATTCGCTACTTCTTGCAGGCTGCTGGGTAGCAAGCTGGTCACTAGCGACTCCTCTTAAACCTCTGGGGGACAAACGCGACAATCTGACCATTGGGATCGGTGTGCTGCACTTGGAGAGTCACTACTGTCTGCGGGGGGATTTGATAGACAAATCTACGGTCAAATCTCAGTTGCAGAGGTAAGCCAAGAGATGCCAGGTCGTGTAGCAGGTAATCAAGAATTACGCTACTGCGCAGGAATTTATACAGCGGGTTATCTACTGGGTCTGCCGACGCGGTGAGAGTGCGATGACCAGGCTCAGTGTCACACCAGTAGGGACCGTCCTGCGCCTGAGTCGCGGGGAGCGGCACCATCGAAGCGCTGTTGTTGTCCTGAACTACGGCCTGCCCGGGAGAGCTAACCAGATATGAGACATAGCTGGGAAGGTCCCCACGATTTGCAATCGGAAGAGTTCCCACATAGGCGGGGACACCCAGCTGCGGCGACGTAATTAGGCTGCCAGACGCCGCAGCTCTCCATGTACGGAATAGTGCTGGCTTGGTGAAATAAGGTCGCGCTGCTGTCCACTTGATATCCCACATGGAGGCGTTGTTTCCAAACGCCGTGTTGTCCATCTTCTGCGCAGTAGTAACCGTCTCGCCTGGTCGGGCAGGAATCCAGCGCCAACCAGAAAAACGGGTGTAGACGCCCAGCCAGCCATCCTTCGTTTCATCCTGACTATCCCACCAGTGAGACTCGGCCATGCGGTACTGGTACTCGGTCATAGGAGGGGCATGGTTGCCGATGATAATGCCTACGTTGAACAGGCGTTTATTAACGTTCACACGCTCAATGGATGCACCCATAATGTACGGGCTCTCCATGAGGACCAGATCAAATGGCCAGTTCTGGTCACCCATGACGGTGTTCGCCAGCCGAACTCCTTCTTTACCCTTGCCTGGTCCAGCCAAGTTGAACATCGTGCCGTTGGCTCCCAGCCATACGACGTGTGTGTTCATCCCTCGCAATTGAGGAGGTAGTGCGTGGAAGTTCCTGAAGTCTAGACGTTGTTCAGGCGGAACCCACTCAGCTACTCCTTGACTATTAAAATCCCAGCCTTGGGCATACGTTGGCACTCCCATTAGATGGCCTGTATCGGGATAGTCGATGGATTCGCTGCGTAGGTCTGCGCCCTAGTATTCGTGGTTGTGTAGTCAGCCGCAATAGGGCCGATTTGCTTTTCGTTCATAATTCCACTCAGGTTGAAGTTGATATTCGACGTAGTGCCACCCTGCATCGTTGGGCCAGGATTTGGCTCACTCGGCGCAGACATAGCACCGGGCATACCGAATCCAGGACCAGTGTGAGCGCCTGTGGGTTGGAGCATGGTGCTGACGCCCGGAATTAGGTTCTCCAGACCGCCCAGAATTGCACTTCCTCCGGCATTGCCTTGCAGACCCTGACTTCCGCCCATCATCGGGCTACCGTGCTCTTGAGCTTGTTTGAGCAGGCCGCCTCCGTAGTTGACAGCTCCGGTGAACAGCTTCCAAATCCCCCAATCGAGGGGGTTGCTGAATACCGATCCGTCAAAACCGAGACCTTGCAACAGGCCGGTGACTAGGCCCTTACCTAGCTGCTCAGCGTTCTGATCAGGAGTAATCTTCGCACCCTTGGGAATGTCCGGAGGCTTCGCCAGGGTCTCTTGCAGCTTCTCGTTCTTGTCGTAGAGACCTTGCTTGGCTGTCTCCAACCCCTTCGATGCATTGCTCAATGCTTCAGACTTGGAATCTAAATCATTGAGCAACTGCGTGTAGGTCTTGCCTTCGAACTGTCCTGTATCGAAGCCAGCCGGGATTGGATCTCCTTCTTTCCAGCCAGGTAGAGACGACTCAAGGCGCTTGGTGGCCGCGTCGTACTTCTTACGCGAATCCAGCCAGTTCTGGTATGCCTCTTGTAGCTTTGCAGTCCGATCTGTGACGTCATTACCTTGGTCAACAATTTCTCGCTGCTGGCGCTCAATATCAGCCTGGTCTTTGGCTTGGTTGTAGTAGTAGCGCTGATATTCTCCCGGACCCAAAAAGACCTGTCCGCCATTGGGGGTGTTGACCCACCCTTGAGACGTCGGACCGATACCGGGCGGCATGTTGAATCCGCCGCCGCCACCGCCACCGCCACCTGAACCCATGCCTGTGGCTCCGCCCGCACCAATCCCTGCTCCGGCAACGCCAGGAAGACCTTGACCAGCGCCGCCAGCAAACTGAACGGCCAGTGGCGCGGGAGTGCTTGACGTTGTGCCAGTCTTTGGGAGTCCTGCGCTGAAGTCTGCTCCAGGACCGCCGCCCTGTGGGAATCCGCCGCCTACTGTGCGGATATGCACATGGTCCATGTGAGCATCGGTGACTCCACCCCTTGAACCGTAGTCCTCAACACGGCCACCGGGATACCACATCTTGTTCTGCCAGATGGCGTACTGGACGCCAAATTGGTCGGCGTATCCCAGCGCCATTTGAACGATGGCGTTACCAACCTCAAGGGCAGCGCCGCTCGCTGCGGTGCCAATGCCTCCCGGTGAGATATCAACAGCCTCGCCGCTGGAATGCTCGTTGAAGCCGTCTGCGGATCGGTAGAGGCCGAAGCTGGCAATCTGGCCAGGGAATGCTTGGGCAACCGCTTGTGAGATCGCGATGGTGTCAATCTGTGCGCCTTGGGTGTCAAACCCAACTGCGCCACCAGGCTGGAACCCCTTAACTCCACTATTTAGGAGCCACAGGTTCGTGAGGTTCTGGAGTGCAATGTCACGCTTGACGACGAACTCGCCAGGCTCCAGTACAGCGTGTACTGAGTCGCGCCCAATTGGTCCGAGATATGGAACTTGACCGCGCGATCCATCGTCATTCCACCAAGCGTCGTCCATGCCGATTCCGCCGCCATCTTGATGGCCCGTGGCGCGCGGCGGAGGACTAGCTGTCCAGCCGAATGTTCCTGAATGTCCAGGAACTATGTAGTCAGGGCTTCCGTCAAGAGGATGAACAATGGTGTTGCCCTTGCCATCTGGATACGTCATAAATCCGCTCGACGGACCAGCAGATGGAGAGGCATGGGGCTGCTGCATCTCCGCCTGCTCCTGAGGCGAGAGATTAGTACGACCTGTGAACCAGTTGTGGTCTACTCGGGTGGTTCTCTGTCCTGATAGCCATTGTCCCCACGTTTTTCCACGGTCGTCTGTATCCGTGACGTTATGGCCAGCAATATTCCCGGCGGCCCCCCAGGCAAAAGGAATCATTGAAGCAGGGCCTAGGACTCGACCTAGCGCTCCTAATCCTCGTCCTAGTGCACCCCAGGCGCGACTTCCCGTAATCCCACTACCCAAGCCGCTGAGGCGCGACTGTATTCCGCCAAATCGACCAAGGCGAACTTCGTCAACATCCAACGGTGGGGTATAGCCGCGCATCGCCTCTTCATAAGGGACATGTGCACCGCTAGCGTCCTGCAAGAATTTTGGCCTAGTAGGAATCGGCCCAGGATCTTCACCAGAGATAAGTCTGGCCATGTACCGAAGCTCACCCTCGGTCATGTTGGCCATCTTGCCGTTGTTAGGCGGGGTAGGACGAGCGTTTACTTCATCAACCCATGCCCGCTGCTGAGAGGTCCAGTGTGATTCTGGTCCGCCTAGATCGCCGCCTGCTGCTTGTCGCCATGGGTTGCTAGGGTCATCTGACCAGGCACTCTTCTTTCCCCATTCGAACTCTCCAGACCTAGGACCGGCCTTGGCCTCAGCTGCGGCGTCGGCTGCCATGTTGGCATCTTCGGAGAACATGTGGGTCTCGAAAGCAATCCGGTCATACTCGCTTGCCCACTTGCCACCATTCTGGAAGTAACGCATCACAGCGTCGTAGACCATCTTCTGCTGACTACGGCCAAGGGTGCCAAATCGGGCTTGGAATTCTGCTTCGGAAGAGAGTCCGGCTGGCGTTGACCCTCCAGCTGGCCTTGACGAGACCATCAGTCCCGCAGCGAGTCCGATACCTGCTGTGGTGGCCAGACCAGCTTTATTAACCCTGCTCCACCAGGACTTTCCGCTGACTCCGCCAGGCCCAATTGGACCACCCCGGCCACTACCCTCGCCACTAAATCCGCTCCAGTTTGAGACTGGAGGAAGATGTGGACCGCCTCCAGCGAAGTTTCCTAGATGCGGCATCCAATCAGACAGGTTAGGCGGATTGGGAGCTGCTGGTGTTATTGGCCCAGGAGAGCGATCAGCACCAACATTGGGAACTGCACCGCCAGGTCCAGCCGCGTGAGGCCCTGCTGGCAAGTGCGCTGTCCCGCTGCCGGGTGGTGCAGTGACAGGCGCAGACGGTGGCGTAGGTGTGCCAGCAGATGCATCGTCGTGAGCAAGGACGAAAACCCCGCCCTTGCCATCACTAGGCTTTAACTCCCAGTGTGTTCCAGTAGTCGGATTAGAGGGACTTCCATTTGGAAGAATGTCTGGCACTGGCATACCTGGAGACACCCAGTAGACGCCAGCGTTCGAACTCTTGTAGAACTGCCAGCCGTTTTCTGCTGTTTGCCACTGTCCGGCAACCTGTGGCACGGGAGGCGCTGGTGAGACAGGTAGCTGAGGAAGTTGCATGGTTGGCATAGAGGGAAGGCCGCCCGTGGGAGGCGTAATCCCTGGCATGGTCGTCGGCAGCTGAGGTAACTGCATAGACGGCATACCGACAATGCCTGGCAGAAGAGATGGAAGTCCTGTGCCCATAGGCTGAGGAGCTGTCGGAACAGCTCCTACGTTCCCCAAAGCCTCCATCAAGCGACGCTGGTAGTCCTGAGGAGCTGGCTGCGCCATGCCGTCTGGCCCAGTAGGAGAACCGGTCTGGCCAACAATCTTGACTCGAATCCAGTTCATATAGGCGTCCCAGTCGGTCACCTTTCCATCAGGACCGACGCCAGGAATCGAGCCGCCTGGACCACGGCGACTCATGTCATTCCACTGCTGGTTCAGGAACGCATTTAGATGGCCCTGTGGCCCACCCTGGCCACCAAGCTGAACAGCTTGGCTCTCCATAAAACCGAGGATGCTCTTGGGATCATTCTCCCCACCCTCTACCAAGTTCATGGCAAGAATGCCCTTGATTTGGTCGGGAGAAAGTCCAGCGGCAGCAAGTGACTGCGATAGCCATGTCCTAGTGTCACCAGACGGAGTTGCTGCACCCATGGGGAAGCTCGGCATGGTGCTGAGGTTTGGTAACCCACCGCTAGGTAGCGATCCGCCACCGAATGGATTCTTCGGTAAGCGACCACGTGGAGCATCCGGGTTGTTGGGGTCTCCCGGTTCGTAACCACGATGACCGCTACCAGGTGGGGGCTCCTGCGGAACTGGGCTAGATCTCACTCCCCACTCAGGAGGCGTGAGAACCATTTTGACATTTAATTCTTTGCCAGTGTTCTTCTTAAACCAATTCTCAAACTCGTCAGCGAGTTCTTTATTGGCGGCCTTAACCTTCGTTACCACGCCATCTTGATTGCGCTCGAAGGTAATTCCGATCTTCTTTAGTCCAGCCTCAACTTCACTAAGGCCGTCACCCTTAAGCTTAAATGTGCGCTGTTCGGGCAGCGCTTCCATATGAGTCCGTAATCCCTCAAATGCGTTGGCCATATCAATAGATGGCTGAATTGCAGCATCGAGATGATCACGAATCTTGGGTACTTCAGCGCCGAGCTTATTCAGGCCATCGGCTCCAGCGCGCGCCCACTTGCCTAGGTCAATGTCCTCAAGCTTTTTCAGGCCTGTCATGGCCTCGCCAGCAGCTTGGCCGACTTCTCGTGCCGCCTTGCCGCCCCATGAGTCAGGCAGGAGCCAATCAGCAGCCTTGGCTACCGCTTGGATAAGTCCGAGGATGCCACCTGTGATGCCAATGACGGCTTCCTTAACCATGTTCAAGAATGGCGCGACAGTCTCAAGGGCGACCGAGGTGTAGTGAATAATGTGTTGAACTCCACCAAGGATTGCATCAAAAGTTTCCTTGGCGAATTCAAGCAATTGAGCATGATGTTCTTCAAACCAACCGCTAAGACTCTGACCTTCTGATGTCAGCGATTTAGCGAATGCCTCTGAAATCCCTCGGAATTCTCCCATGAGACGGTTTTTAATCGTCATCATGACATCGCCAAGGGTTTTTGTTCTTTCAAGCTGTTCGCCAATATCATTGGCGTTCTCATTCATATGGTCATGAAGGCTTCCCATCAACTCGTCAATAGCGATGTTGTGGTCCTTGACCATTTGAAGAATTTTCGGTCCGCCATAGGGACCGAACAAGCTCTCAAGGTAGGCGTACGCGCCCTCTTCCTGGCCGGAATTAACCAGGTTGCGCGTGTACTCGAAAACGCTCTTCAGCGTGCCTTTAATATCCTCACCGTTCTTAGCAAGGGTGGTAGCAGCGCGCTGGAAGCTGTAGGACAGTCGAGATGGATCAATACCTTCTTTGGCAACACGGCCTAGGAGGGTTGCGGTTTGATCTAGTGACAATCCGAAGTCTTGGAAAATAGGACCTGTCTGAACAAGCTGCCGCGTAAGCACATCAAACGGCATCTTTGCGTCCTGCGAGACGTGGACCAATCCAGCCAGCTTGTTGGTCGCATCAGCTCCGGCGACTCCCCATTCATTTAGCGCTGAAACCGCTTGTCCCACATCGAATTTGCCGATCAGCTCTTGAGACTCAGCGACCAGACCGGTGAACTCTTCTAGCTGCTCAGTAGTAACTCCCCGCAAACGGTCACCGATGATACCGATGGCAGAAGCCACGGCCTCAAGGTGAACAATATCGCCGCTCTCCAAGACCTTCTGAGTAATGGTCAGGTATCTGTCAAGCTGCTGCTCAGTTGCGCCAGTCGCTCCCTGGATTTGCCGGGAGATCTCCTGCCACTTATTACCCATCTCCTGAAACAGGCCCATGAATTCGCCAGCAGCGCCAGTAACAGTCTGGAAAGCTTCGGTCCAGCCGGAGATGAAGGTAGCGGAGACTTCGCCGATAATGGGAATCCAGCCCACCATCTTCTCACCGGCGCTACCGATCATTCCCTCAAGCTGTGAGAAGAAAGGCGCGAACGAGGCAACGTCTGGAGCGGTACCCTCGAAGACTGCCTTCATGGCGGCTTCGGCACCCTTGAGCCCCTGCTCCAGTCCAGCGTTCATTCCCTTGAATATGGATTCGAACACTTTGTTGGTATGTTCGGCCATCGTATTTAGGGAGGCCATCCAACCGGAGTTGAATGTTGACGAGAATTGCTGCGCGCCTTGCGAACCGGCCTGCTTTAAACCGGCATAGAGGCCAGCTAAAGATGGGACGACATTGATCCAGAGTGTCGTCATATTGATGCCACCGAGCGGACCGCTCATCCGACACCTGCCATTTCACTCGATGGACCCAAGGCGTAGTTAGCTTCCAGCGCCGCATCAAGCTCGTCCATCGTCATCGCATCCATCGAGACAAATTCCCTGCCTGACCGTTCGTCGACCATGCCTGGTCTATCGTAACGCTGTTTAAGCTCAACTAGATTAGCGTTGCCCTCCTGCATATTAGCGAGTAGATGAGCCTCTCGACTCCATCCGCCACTCATTGCTTCATGCACGGCTGTGCCAGGAGGCGCAGGAATTGCAATCGCCAACATCTCACGCAGACTTAGCGTTGGCGTGAATATATCCTCGATTCGATAACCGAGGGCTAACACATCCCTACAAAGGGCAAGCCAGTGTTTGCCGACGATATACGTCAGCTTGAGGATTCCCCCGGCGGCTCCATGCCACCACTGTCGAGGTCAAGAGGCGAGGACGCATCATTGAACCAGCCTGACCAGAAACGTGTGCGCTCTGAGGTCGGAAGGTCTACCACCCGCTCCTGAATATCACGTGGTACGCCAGCAAGATTCATCCATTCAAAGCTTTGGAAGATCTCAGCTAGGTCGTAGATCTTCCACATAAACTTGGCGTCCACCGGAACGGTGTGAATCTTGGGGAAGACAATTGGGTCGGTACCATTGTTCGGCGTGAAGACGTAAATAGGCCGATTTCCATATGGATGCTTGATCTGAGGTTCCGGCTGAATACGGATTCGCTCAGGAGGTGCTGGTACCTCTGAACTTTGTCCAATCTCGTGGGTTACGCCATTCTTGGGGGCCTGCGTGCGGGATGCGGCTCGCTTACGCGGTGCCGTTGCCTTCGCCTTACGCGGCTTGGAGGTTGTCCCAGCCATTGACTGAAGCTCTCCTGTCATTTGAGGGTTTTTACCTACTATGCTCAGCATTGCTGATTAAAGCAAGCCCCAAAACACTAACGCCCCCGCTGACACGGGGGCGTTAGTGTGCGTGGTCTACAAATTAGACGGTAGTCACTCCGTCGTTCCAATACTGGTACGCCATGTTGTTCTGGCTGTCTGGGAATGGCTTGAGCGTGAGGTCGTACATGACCAGCTCTCGGTGAACCCATTTCATCGGACCCACAGCGGTGACTCGGCCATACGGAATCACCAGACGCATCGACATCTTCATGTAGAAGCCGTCGATGATCCATGCGCCCGTGTCCAGCAACGTGGCGTTGATCTTGGCCTTGATCTCAAGGCCAGAGCTGGTGGTTGCCGGGGTGACCGAGACGTTGGGAGTACCGTGTGCGGCCTTCTGGACATCGGCGTTCATGACCTGAAGCAGCTTGAACTTCAGAGTGATGCCGAACTTGTCCTGGAGCACCGCGATCAGGTTGCCACCCCAGTCGTTGATTTCCGTGTTGCCACGGTCCTCAGTGCGGTCAACACCATCGACGGACACACGGCCAAGGGTCTTGAATGCCGCGTCAGGTGAACCAAGTGCTGTGGTGGGAAGCGTGGTGCCTACCGGCGCGTAGAGGATACCGCCAGTTACCCGAGGTGACGGGGCAGCAATCTGCTCGGTGTCACTAATGATGGTCGGGGTTGTCATTCTTACCTCCGTGCCGGTGGTCTGTACGTACAGCGTGCCACATTATCTCTTCCCGTTCAGGCGAGACACGCCTTTGGCTCATCTTAGAGCGCCTGACCTGGGATTCGCCAAGTCACCATGGCTCGGTACCTGGTCAAATTAATTCTTGGATCTTGCTGCTTAATAGGAAGACTTGCTACACGAGAAAAAGTGACATACCAATCTCTATCGAGAACCGTAGTCATCGTTCCTTGGATATTCCCTGCCCACGCCACGGCTTTGGTAATAATATCTTCAGCCTCAACTTCGTTCCGGCTGTAGCCATGAAGGACTACTGACATATCCCACAGCAGGCTGTCGTGGGTTAAAACTCCACCGCCAGCCTCTACTTGCAAGTAGCCATTGATTACTTCCTTGTCATTATCAGGACGAGGAAGGCGTGTGGCTACCGGGATCGGTGTCATCAAGGGTGTGAGGTAATTGACCGCCATCGTTTCAACGGGCGGTGCCATCAGAGTAGTGAATGGCCTACTCATAACCGGTCGGCTTTGGATCGCTTGGGTACTTAGCCGACGCCTTGAGCATGGTAGAGAACATTGCGTCATCGAACTTGGCTCTGCGGTTCCCAGGCCGAACAAATGCACGAGCGCGTGTCGTGTCAGGGAAGTTCTGAACCCATGTCACATAGCGTGCTCCATCGACTCGTGCTAAAGCATTAGCATCGTCGCATATGTTCTGAGCCACTGTCTTGATCTGGTCTACCACTATTGGGTGGTGCAAAAGAGCGCGAAAAGCCTCCTCGTCCATCCTCATTCGATGGCCGTTGCCGAGGTCGATTAACTGCGCAATAGCCGGATCTGGACCAGAATCATCAGCTGGTGGTGTTTCGCCGTCGTCGAAAAAATCACCAATTCCTTGGCCAAGTTCACGCGCGCCTGCGCTTGCCCCCATGCGCAGGAGTGTAGGAGCGGCAAAATCCAGAATTGCCGGAATAGCTGCCGTCATGTCACCCTCCTTAGTTTCACCACGCCACCCATCTGCTTGAGATACCGCACCCACGGCCCCTTGCGGTCGTCGGTAGGCTGGCCATCTACAAAGTAGGCATAGCCGCTTCCAGCTATGTAGTCACCATCTTGATCGAACTCTGGCCAAATAACTACCCGATCCCCTGACTCGTAGACATCAGGATTGGGCACCGCCATGGACAGTTGCGTCTCGTCCCTGTCGAAGGTCTCAGGGTTATAGATCTGCGAGCTTGATCCATACAAACCGCCGTACTGATTGATAGATTGAGCCTTACGAACCACCGGAGCGCCGACTACATACTGATCATTGCCGTGCCGGTCATGCGGGCCGTTCATATTGATGCGCTGAGTGATATGGATGACGCTATACGGCGTGGGAATCAGCTGGCTCACTTGAACCATCCGATGCGGTAGCGGTCTAGCCGAGCCTTCTGATCTATATTCAGAGCCTCACCCGAGATTTCACCCCACTGGATTCGATAACCAGGACTCTGGATCGACTGAATATTGGCCGTGACTGTCTCGGAAGCGGTAGACATCAGCTCGAATACGACCGACTTGATAGCCAGGGGGCATGAGTCGTAACCATGCGTCATCCTGACCTTGGCAAGCCCAGTCCGGTAAGGACCGTAGTAACTGGCATAGCCATAGCGCCAGAGCGGACTCTTAGCCTCAACGGTGCCATTTCTGAACCAGTCGTAATCAGTCATCGGATTGAGGATCTGATCTTCACCCGAGCCGCCAGTAACCGTCACGGTATCCACGTCAGTGACATACAAACTCGGCAACATGATGATCCCACCGCTGCCAATGGTCAACTTGTCGTAGTCGTCGGTGACCTCGGGGGCTATATGCCATCCGCAGTAGTCGCGAACTATCTCGCTCGCGGCGCGCATAAAATACAGATCTCGATCTGACGGCGCGTTCTCTTGGTCGCTAACGAAAGCCAGGAGGTCAGTGTCGTCGGATTCGATTAGGTCGGCCAGAGGCACTGCGACCTCCTAGGGATTACTTCTTCGGAGCGGGACCCTTGACCTCAGGCTTCTTCTCCGCCCGCGCTGGAGCCGAGCCCGGTGAAGGGTCAGGCAGCGGGTTCACAGCCTTAGCTGGGTCAACCGGCTTACCAACGGCAGCCTTCTCGGCTTCCTTTTCCCGTTCCTTAGCAATCTTCTCATCCGAGCCGACGCTGCCCTTGGCCTTGACGTCCTGCGCGTCCTCGACCAGGCCCCGCCTGCGGGCCTCCTCAGGCACCGCATCGCCCTTCTTGGCAGGGTTGGCAAAGTCTGGGTACTTCTCGACCGGTTCAACTGCGCTGAAATCGTCCTGCGGGTGGTCCGCTAGCGGAGCAGCACCTGGCGCGTCAGCTGGCCGAGGAACGTGGTAGCCATCAGCGTCGGTAGAGTCAGCGTGCTTAGGCTCTACGCCATGGCCATCCTCGTAAAAGTAGCCAGTGCCGTCAGGAGTCTTCCGGGTGGCGGCCTTCTTCGGAGCAACCGGAGCCTCTGCGTGCCGAGCTTCCTTCTTGCCGCCAGCCTTCTCCGCTTCCTTCAGCAGGTGGGCCAGGTGGTCAGGAATCTTCTCACCAGCGGCGTCGTATGCCGCCTTGCGCTCACGAAGTGCCTCCAGGCGGGCATTTGCGAAATCACGACGTTCCACTTTGAGGTCCTCTCTCGGCATGATGGTGGGCGCAGTTCTGATTTGCGGTTCGACCTTGACCTCATGTTGGTTAGGTCCGCTGGGTCCAACCGTTCCATCTGCTCTGCGACCAATTGCCATGTTCTTGAGGTTACAGTGCATTGTTGCTCAACAGGGAGATTACCCCGCATGTCGCGGATTAAGGCTACTGAATAACTAGCGCGCTTGGTATAATGGTGTATGGGTTTTAATACTGCAATTCTCATCATTAACGATGGACTAGGGGACATAGAGAGAAATCCCCAACAATTCGTGAACGGCATCACCGAGCATCTACACCGTGGAGGAAGCTTTGCAGTCGGCAGCCACTGCAACCCTGTCGAGGTCGTGCCGTCCGAGCACGCAGACTTTACGCAACTGATCTCGGTCGGCGGAAATATGGCCGTCAAGGTTCTTAGTACATACGGTGCACTGGATCATCACACCGAAGACGGACAAGTCAAACTTCTTAAGAAGTGGGCTGACAAGCTGGGTTATCGGATCGTGAGGAAGAGCGCAAAATAGTGGACGAACAGGACGAGAAGCTCGCCGGTATGGTCGCTGAGGCTGACCAACTTAAGGCGTCATACGCAGTCATGGTTAGACACATGGTCAAGAGATGTCGTGAGGACTACGCGGTGGGTGACGTCATGGCCTGGCCGGTCATAACAGAAACAATAAGCCGGACCGTGAACGAACTCGATTATGACGAAGATCAGAAGATCCAGCTTGTAATCAACATGCTGTCCTATGCCGTGGTGGCGCTGGCCGAAGAGGGTCGGCGTGATTAAGCGTGCACGATGGTGCGCAGAGTTTTACTGGAAGAAAGGGCCATCGGCCTGCCGAGGCAGAAAGCTACGAGACGATCTGTGGTGGGTTCTAACAGGAAGGTGGTCCGGTAAGATCGGTAATGATTAAGGGTCCGCTAGAAGATTCCGAACTAGCCGAAATAATCGAACTCTTGCAGCGTATCGAGTCTCGTCGAACGGACGAGACATTCCATATTGTCATCGACAGTCCTGAGACAGAGATGGAAATTCAGGATTTCTTGGACAAAATAGCTCGGCTGAAGCCGAAATACGAACGTGTGCTCAAAGTTTTCGATAATCCAAAGGAGTAGAGATGTCAGACAATCCCTTTGAAGGGCAAGACTGGGAGGCTTTTGCCGAGGACGTGAAGACGAACTTGATCCCCAAGATGGAGGGTTCTAGCGTGATCATGTCAATGGTCCCCGATGGGAACACCGACGTAAAGTTTGCAGTCGAGCTGGGGTTTTCCATCATGCTCGACAAGCCGATCATCGCGGTGATTGCGCCTGGTAGCACACCGCCAGCCAAGTTGGTGAAGGTAGCCGATGCCCTAGTTGAGGCAGACTACGACGACCCAGCGGGGACCAGCCGACGAATTCGTGATGCTCTGACTAATCTCGCGCCCGAGATGCTGAAATAAGCAAAGAAGCCGCCTCCTAGAGGAGACGGCTTCTTTGCTTATTGCCTAGTTCGATCAGAATGTCGGCGGAGTCAGGCCGGTAATCTCGACAATGCTCTGCGGGTAGCGAGCTGCCGAGAAGGCCAGGTAGCCGTAGATCTGGAGCAGAACCGTCAGGTTCTGAGCCTTGGTCTCCGGCAGGACTCGGGCACGGATACCCGACTCCCACAACACGATGTCAGAGGCGCGAATCACGTAGATGACATCCTCAGTACCGGTCGGGGTCTGAGCGCCGAACGTAGTTCCAATGTTCGGGTCAGTAACCACCGGCAGGCCGTGCATCTGGCCAACCACCTGCTGCGACTCGACGTTGCTGACCACGCCAGCCACGTTCATCGGGCCGTTAGCAGCCGGAAGGAACAGCGGACGCTGCTGGCCGTCGAGCAGGCTCAGGAACCAGCCCCAACGGCGTGGGTGCATGACGATCACGTCAGGCGGCAAGTACCGACTGGTGTGGACCTTCTGAATGGCGTTGGCGATAGCCGCGTAGACGCCCGCGATGGTCACAGCACCGACTGCCACCGTCTGGATGTTCGAGGTGTTGTTGACACCCAGAACCTGACCCGACGACCCGGAACCGTTCAGCACCTGGCGGTCAACCTGGGCGGCGTAGTCAGCCACCAGGTCACGGAACACCACGTCATCGAAGGCAATCGGTGACTGGTCGATCAGCTGGATCGCGAGAGCCTGCTGACCAGCGATGGTGCGCACCGGAGCGTTGATGAAGGTATCCGTCAGGTCCACCTGGGTGACAGCCGCGTTGTCGGCGGTCTGGACGCCAGTAGCAGTACCGGTCAGCAGCTTCGGAATGTTGATGCTGTCAGTACCAGCAGGCAGAGCCTGGTTGTTCACCAGGTTGGCAAAGGCGCGGCCAGGACGAGCTAGGGCAACGTACTGGTCCATCAACCATGCAGGCGGGATGGCGTATCCACCGGAGCCATCAGTACGCGACAGATCGCGGTATTCGGCATATTCCGGAAGAGTGGCCACGTCCTGTGCGTGACGCATCAGGCGGTCGCGCGCCTGGCCATCGGTGTCCATGTTCAGCTGCATGCGGATCAGGTCCTGCATGTAGCTACGGCGCGGGTCACCCTTGCGGTAGGTGGCCTGCTCCTTGACCCTGACCACCGACTGCTCGGCAGCGCGAATGTTCTGGAGGTTCTTGTTCAGCTGGCCAGAGCGCTCGATCTCGCCGCTGACTTCCTGAATCCGCTCGTCGAGACCCTCGATCTCGGCACCGAGCTTCTTCATGTCGCTGGTGTACTGACGGAACTCCGCGTCCTCGTCATCGTTCAGGCGCTCGCGGCCAGCTTCCTTGGCCAGGCGAAGCACCGCTTCTGCCTTACCCTTGGACTTGTCGCGCTCACCCACTGCGTCCTTACGACGCTTGATGAGTTGGTTCAGGAATTCCTCCATGCCAACATTGTCAATGTCTGCCATAAGAGTTCCTTTGTGAGTGTGCCGCAAGGCACGGTTACTGGATTACGCACAGCCCGTGCCGGGCTCACTTGATCGGTGCTGATCTCCCGTTTGCTTTCCCGTGCCGGGAACAAAGACTGCTGTCAAGCAATTGAGGGGCTAACCCGTCCAATAGACATATTGGTGTGAATGTGACAGAAGTGTCAAGCGACACGCCTGGCGGCCAGCATTCCAGCTACCCAATAAGGAGTGTCATTTCCCGGGTGGCCGCCCGTGGGTGTCGCTTTGTCGGAATGCTGGCCACTAAAGAATATACCCAGAAATAATTGCGAGCGCGCTGGGTATGTGGTACGGTTAACCCATGCCAAAGCGCAACAACCTTCGACTGCGATTGCCGCGATTAACGCGGCTTCTCAGTTCATCGCGACTCTCCTAATCTCTGGAGGAGTCGCGCCTGGTGGCGCTAAGTTAGCATCTGGTTATGTACCTTCTATTACGTGACCAAAGTCTGTTCCAAATGTGCCGCCGAGAAGTCATTAGATGAATTCCATGTCGGAGGTGGTCGCCTTGGCCGTCGTCCAGACTGCAAGGAGTGCGTCAGAAAAAGACAACGGGAGAATAGACCCAAGGGTAGCCCTAAAAAGAAAGACTTGTGTGAGTGCGGGCGAGTCAAGTGCTCGATATCTCGCAGGTGCCGAAAGTGTTCGCATCCACCCCTCGACGGACGGGAGCCGAGCTGGAAACTCAACGCCTATGGATACATGCGGGCCTACGGCGGCGGAGGTCACCGTGGTGTAGAAGTACTACAACACCGCTATGTGATGGAGCGGCATATTGGTCGACCACTGCGCCGTGACGAATCAGTCCATCACAAAAACGGCATCAGGCACGACAATAGAATAGAGAATCTTGAGTTATGGAGCACCAGTCAGCCAGCTGGCCAGCGCGTAGAGGACAAAATCGAGTGGTGTAGGTGGTTCCTAACTCAGTACGAGGAGAGCGCAATCAGCCAGGTGGCTGAGACCGGTTGCTAGCCGGATCGCTGATAACAGTAGGTTTCGAATACCTGCCTCTCCGCCGGGAGGATGCGGCTCCGGCGAGCCAGGCGGTCTTGAAAACCGTCATGCGGTACCCATCCCGAGGGATCGACACCTTCATCCTCCGCGCTCCTGTAGCCCAATTTGGAAGAGGCACCAGATTTAGGTTCTGGCCAGTGGGGGTTCGAGTCCCTCCAGGAGTACAGCTCGGTAGGAAAACTGGCAAAGCCGCCAGCATGAGGTGCTGGTGCTTGTGGGTTCGACTCCCATCCGAGCTACGATCCGGTACGCCAAACGGCAGAGCGGCTTCGCTTAAAACGAGGTGGTTGTGGGTTCGAATCCCACCCGGAACACGACCGAGTAGGCAAATTTGGCAAAGCCGCCAGCCTCAAAATCTGGTGCATGTGGGTTCAAGTCCCACCTCGGTTACCACCCTACCTATTCACACCATGCTGCGGTATAATAGGTTATGGAACCCATAAAAAATGCAGTCGAACTTGACGAGTACCTTCTCCATGGCGATCCAGACTTCACTCCAAATCCCACTTACCAGGATCAGCTGGACTCTGCTCGTCGTGACGCGATTGCTGCCGCTGAAAGACGGTTAGGAAAACCCTCTAGAAGCGTTAAACACGGCGTCGTTGACGACTGGCTCAGACTGGGCGCACTATCTGTCATCTATAACTGGGCGACAGGAAAAGCTAAGACTTGTATCCATAATCCAACAATGGAATCACCAACGCCTGTCATATCGGCGGCATGGATGCCTGACCTTATTGTCTGCCACGGCTGCTCTCCGCAGCTCGTTGTCGACGGAGATATCGACAAAAGGTGTGACGGGTGTGGCCATATCTGTGAGGGGCCACCTGACGACGGAATAACCCCTGTGACGATAATTATTGGAAGCCTGTGTTATCACGCGGGAGCATGTGACAGCTGCTATGCCAAGCTGCCCTAGCAAAACTTTTCTCCCCTATTCACACCCCGCTGCGGTATAATTGGGGTATGGGTAACAGTACGACTACCACCGAGCGTGCACCGGCAAGTTGGTTGTGTCGATTCCCTAATTGCGCCGCGAGAAACTGGTCGGCAGCGGGCAGTTCGTTCTGCATTCGTCACGACAGAAGTCGGACATGAAAGACGGCTACACCGCGTATCCAATCAGGGCAACAGCGTCGCTAATGCCTTTTGACGTGTTCGAGCCGGGAGCATGGCTGCTCACGGGTATAGAGGTGGCTTACCACGACCGTGGCAGAGGAGTGGCTAGAGGCCTGTTGAAGCAAATTCTCACAGACGCCGATTCCGAACAGGTAACCCTATGTCTCTCCGTGGAGCCAGATGGAACTGGACTCGACGCTGAACAGCTAACCGCCTGGTACCGCCGACATGGATTTGTGCCTCTTGATATGGACAACCCTCGATCAATGGTCAGGAGGCCTCAATGACCAAAAAGAAGCCTCGCAGAAAGCCGCCCATGTCAGTTGATGAGTGGGTTAAGAGAGTAGTAGAAAAAGCGCCACCGCTGACAGAGGAGCAAAAAGTGAGGCTGGCAGAACTGCTTAAACCGGCGCGAGACGCACTGGTGAAGAAGTGTAAGGAAGAACTCAGCAAGCCCAGTTCTCCCCCCAAGCAAAAAGAGTCAAACCCGGACGACCCCGGCGATAAGTCTCGTGAAGAGGGGCCGCCCAAGACTCAGATGGAGAAGAACTTGGAGTTGATCGAACGGCTGTCGAGAAAGAAGAGAGGCCTTGAGTAACCTCCGCGAGATTACAGCGGCCAAGGACCTGCTGTTGGACAGGCTTATGTTGATCCACCCTGAGATCAATGGTGGAGGAGTTAGCCTTCCGTCGCAGTTAGTAAAGACCAGCAAGAAACCTGTTCCGTACATCAAGATAAACCTGGAAAAGCCGCTGCCGAAGCACGCCAGAGTACCCAAGAGATTCATGGGTTTTGACGTGAAATACGAGGTGGTTGGCTGGATTAGAGCACAAGGAACCTACAGCTATTCGGCGGGCATGGGGCCTACCAAGGAGAGGGAAGAATGAGCGCGGAAAGTCACTCACCGTGTCCGGCATGTGTATCCAAGGAGAAAGGAGTCCAGAGAACCAGAAAAGGAAGACTCAGTAAGTAGCTGGAAGCGCTACAAGCGACAACAGCGTCGCGAATCATTGAACGAATGGTTCACGATCCTACTGTTCGTCTGCTTCACGTTGGCATTTCCAGTCTGGGGAATGTTAGCCATAAGACCGATGTCAGGAGGGTGGCTGGTCTGTGGGTTCCTAACGGCGATTATCGCCGCCTTCTGGACATATGGCCTAACCATCTTGGGGATGGACACCTACATGGAATCGGTCATGGCTTTTACGCTGCCATTGACGTTTGCCCTTTGTCAGCTTCGCTGCGTTCTGCATCGGCGTGCTGATATGGCGTGGCCTAGGCGTTCATGTCGATGTCCATTAGGGCCGGAGGGGCGTAGAGCCCGAGAACCTACGCCACCCCGGTGTCCCTCTTAAGGAACGGTTTGATCGCCTCGTCGATTGCATCCCAACCTGCGTCAATGCCGGTGGCATGTGGTGACGCTGGGTCAGGATCAACAATGCTTCGAGCACGTTCAAGTGCTTCCTCCAGCGTGTAACGCTTACGATCCTCAGCGAGGAATCGGTCCAACTCGGCGCGTACGTCCACCGGCTCAGGTTCTGGCTCAGGCTCTGGCTCTGGCGGCGGCTGCATTAGACGTTCGATCAGTTCAGGAGTCTCAATCTCACGACTGGCTTCCTGCTCTGCAAGCTCGATATCCAGAACAGAGTCTCCGTCACGCAACGCCTCATATGCCTCGCGCATAAACAGGCGCGGTTCAGGCTCAGGCTCAGGCTCCGGCTCTGGCGGCGGCGGCGGGTTAATAAGCCGCTCTACCAGCTCGGGAGTGCTGATGTCCTGGGACGTGGCCTGCTCAGCGCGCTCTAGCGCAATAGCATCCTCTCCACCACGCAATTCACGGAATGCCTCCTGCAACGACAACGCTGGCGGCGCAGGAGGAGCGGGTGGAGGAGCTGGCTCCGGCTCTGGCTCTGGCTCGTGGTAGTCCGGTAGTGAAGAAATGCGCTTACGCGCTTCCTTCACCTTGACAGTGCCTTCACCTTCGGAGTCAAACAGCTCCTGTAGACCACGGGAGATCTTGTAGTTCCGCTTGCGGGGGTCCTCCTCAACGGCTTCCTTAATTCCAGCCCGCTTGCGACGTTCAGCATTGAGTTCGGCAAGGATTTCAGGAGAGATGCTCTTGCGCCATTCGCGCATCTGCTCGTCGTCCTGATCTTCGTCGTCCTCGTCGTCTTCTTCGTCATCTGAGTCGGAATCGCCATTGGATGAATCCTTGGAATCAGATGATTGAGACGGCTTATCATCGTCCTCGTCGTCGTCATCCTCATCATCTTCGCCGTCAGGCTTGCCGCTTGGCGGGATTCGGTCGCTTGGCTCCGGTTGTGAACGGTTGCTGTCATCGTTCGCCAGGTCAGGCCCAGATGTTGAGTGCGCCGGAGGAAGGTCGACCGTGTGAGGCTCTCCGCAGACAGGGCAGTACTCGTCCTTGGTTACTTCACTGCAAGCCTTGGCGGCACTGGTGCTTCCCGGCGTGGTGTCATCCTGGGAATCAATCTCCTGCATGCTCGTGCTGGAAATGCTTCCAGGATCGCCAGTTCCGTCCTTTTCCACCTCCAAGCGCTGGGTGTTACCACCTTGGAGCCTTTGTGAAACTGCCTGAGAACGCCGCCAGGCTGACGCTTGTTCCTCGGTGACAGCAAAGGTAGTGCCGTCATTGAACAAAGCTACTGGAACCAACTTGTTGCCCGACTTGCGCAGCACAATGTCGGTAATTTCGACCTTCTCGGTCGGAACAGTAATTCCAAATGCCTTCAGGGCGGTTCTGATCTCACCCTTTACCTTGGCCAGTTGCTCAGGAGTGTAACCCTCAGCCTTGCCCGCATGAGCCCATGCAGCCCTGACATGCGACTCGGTATCCAGTGGGTAGCGACGCTTTCCGTCGTCAAGGTAACCCGGGTCAGCGTAAGGAATTTCCTCACTACGTAGCCCAGAGACGGCCTGGGCCTGCGTAGCGGCCATCTCCTCGTTCAGCTCAGTGATTTCCTTGGCTTCCTTGTCGCCAGGCTTTTCTTCATCGTCATCAGCAGGATCGTCAGACTTCTTCTCGGTCGGCTTTTCGTCTTCCTCGTCGTCGTCCTTCTTCTTGCCGCTATCGCCATTAGGGGCATCTAGGCCTCGTAGGATTCCGCTGGTGATCTTCCGAGAGTCGAGGTTGTAACCACGACTGCGCCTAATGGCGTCATCAAGCTCATCAACAGAGAAGTTGTCCAGCGGGATGCCACGCGCGAGCAGGATGGCCTCCATCGCACTGTCCAGCTCCTGCTTTGGCAACTTCCGTAATTCAGCAAGCTCGCGCTCTCCGACGTGAGCCAGTGCCTCTACGGCTGACGGCACCATAATGGATGCCTTAGTGGTGGGGTTCATGCCGTAATTGACCACTGAAACATCACCCTTTTGCAGACTCACCTCAGTGATATTGCGGTGGGTGTATTCGCGGTCCCATTCTTGCTCTTTGACGCGGAATGCGAAGGACATCTCATCCATATCGCCGCGCTGCATCTTCGGAAGAAGGGCTTGCACATCCGGGTCGCGTGGGTCTAGGTACGCGCGGACGCGCAGACCCATACGGTCGGTGCTCAACTCAAGAGTGCCACTCTTGGTGCGCGCCAGCGGCATACCCTCATGATTAATGAGGAGCTGAAGGTCAGGACTTTCAGCCAGCGTCTTATCGAACGCGCGACGGTCTAGCTGTTCGATCCAGCCGCCGAGTTCGACTCCGCCATAGCAGTCATACGGCTCCCACGTGGAGGCGTAACCCTCCAGGATGTAGTCGCCGTTCCTGGCCTCACGGAGTTCGAACGGCGTGGCCGTTGCGCGTTGCTCCCGGACGTCCTGAATCTTCGCCCGACTGCGGCGCGTTTCCGCCTTGTCCATTGCCGTCACCCTCCTTAGTGCCGGGTTGAGGTTCATCTTGCCCTGGCTTGGAGCCAGTTGGGGTGTTCGGCACGCGGTTTGCTGCTTTTGCTGCTTCCACCTTGGCAGGATCGAATCCCAACGGAGCGTAGTTGACTGGCTGGATATGACCCTTGCCAACTCCCCCCTTAATCGGTTCCATCTCTTCCATCAATCGAACTTCGTCCGGGCTAAGCACACTTGCCTGGATCATGTTCCTGTAGTACTCACTGCGCGCCTTCACATCTCCACGCAGTAGCGCGTTGACATCAAACTTGACGAACTGACCACTGGGTAGTTGGTCAGAGAAGACCTGCTCAATGCACGCAAGCCACGGTCTTAAAGTGTAAGTCAAGAATCCGATTGATTGTTGCTCAATGCCTGTTCCCCAGCTCGTTGAACCAGATACATCGCCAATCATGTGTGGCGGAATGCCGAATAGCATGGAGATTTCGCTGCGCTGATAGCGCCTAGTCTCCAAAAACTGACTCTCGTTGGGGTTAATACTGATCTGGCGATATTTGAAGCCAGAGGACAACACAGCTGGACGACGACGGCCTCCATGGCTGGCGATCCATGACTTTTGCTGGCGCATAATCGCTTCGTCGTCCAGGATCGCATCGGTTTCTAGCACCGCAGACGGATTGGCTGAATCCTTGAAGTATCGGTAACCGTATTCCTCTGCTGCTAGACCCATACCGATAGCCACGGCAGCCTGCCTGATTGGAGACAAGCCGACAGGATTTCCTGGCATTGTGTAACGGCGTAAGTGAATAATGTCCGTCTTGGGTATCGGCTCACCGAGGACTCGATACAGGGGGTCCATCCAGTCAATGACATCTGCACGGCGCTCTAGGTGAACTAAGTCAGGGTGCAACGGCAGGACGCTGGTGGGGTACATCATCGAGTCACGCGCCAGGATTAAGTGGTAGCTGTTCCCGCGTAATGCCAGCGAGGCCACCACCATCCACTTCCAGGAGAACAAATCAAATCCCGGATATGGCTGGCGGAATAGTCTGGGTTGAGGAGTTATCTCAACCGGTACGCCGCTTGGAACCTTGCGATAAACCTTCCATGGCAAGCTAGCGATGGTGTCTGCCAGCAGCCTCACGCAGGCATTGACCGTGAGGTTAGCCATCGACTTATAGTCACCGGCGTAGTCAAATCCAACCTCAGTACCGGGTGACGGAATAAACGACGCGCCTCTACCGATACCTCCATCGAGGTACCGCTTCTCTTGACGCTGCGGTAGCAGGCGCGAAAAAAGACTCACTGCTCCCCATCGCTAGGTTTGCGCGAAATGGCCACACCCATGATTATCAGGCAAAGACCTAGCGCAATCAGGCCGCACCACGGCTTGATTAGCCAGAATCCGGCGGAAAGCGCCATCATTCCAGCAATATCCAGCAATATCGACATAATCTCGCGGTGATTCCGCGACTTTTTGGCCTTCTCACGCCGCTCTTTCTTGGCCTTTGGAGCCTTGACCGGCTGCGGCGGCTCATCCTCGTCAGCTCCAACTAGCCATGGGTCCTCGTTCGGCATGGTGTCAACGCCATTGATGAGCTTGTCCAAGGTGGGGGGGAGCTGCGTGGGAAACTCAGGACCTTCCTCTAGGTCAATGCGCTCGGCAGTTGGCGGCTCAGGATGGTCGTATAGCCGCTGTGATCCCCATCCAGCTGGAATCTCACTCATCTTCATCCCCATCCTCGGTCAGGCTCCAAGCCTTATCCGCTTCCTTCTGCCACTGCTCTATGGTTTTTTCATCCGGCCACTCGTGAACTGTCGGCACTTTAATGTCCGGGGGGTTGGATTCGATGTACACCGCAAGGGAGCAAGCGACGAGGGGTGAGGCGTC